CAACTGGTGATGTTTCAACAGAAATAATTAGAAAATATATTGAAGAACAAGGTTAAAATACAACATGACGTGGTCGCTTACATCCCCGAATCTAAAGATGTCGGGGTTTTACACTCCCATGATAAAGTTTCAAGGCAATACATGAGAAATAATTATTCTGACAGCGCCCTCCATCTACGCAAAACCGATGTGAATGAAAAAGAAAACTGCCCTGTATGCCTCATTGATACCAATAGCTTCCGCAGAAGAGCTCTTGAGGCAATGGTTAAGAATGTCCGCCTGTCGGATTTTGGCATCGGTCAAATCATATCTCCAAACGATATGTACATCATGATTTCAAACTTCATCAGCAGAGAAAAAGTTATCATTGACAATAGAACTGACATTCAGAAAATTGTATCAAAAGGCTTCGATAAGAAAACTTCATTCAGAAAAGGAAAATAAATCAAATAAATAATCTATGGAAACCCAAGTAGCAAGCACAGCACCGGAAACAAAAACTGCAAAGTTAATTTTTCGCACAGGAAAATGGACGAACAAGAAAACCGGACACACGAAAGATGTATTCATCAGTAAATTCGATGGCAAAATCGTTTATGCCGATATAAAATTCAACATCAGAACAGGAGTATCATACACCTGCGAGATGTCATTATCGCACGAAGAAAAAGCATACGATGTCAGCAAGGCTGATAAAACTCCGGTCACAAAAGCCAATCTTGTATTCAAGAAAGGCAAAAGGATGCACAACGAAAAAACAAATGACTATGTTGAAAATATGGTCAGCACCTTTGACGGACAAATCGTAATCGCTCCAGAGACACTTAGCATCGAGCCACAAAAAGAATATTCAGTAGAAATGGTTCTATCTCCAAACGGAAAAGCCTATATCGCTGAGACAGCAGAACCAACAGCTCCATCTAAAGCAGAAATCGTAGCGCACGAATCTCCTCTATCAATCGTAGAAGTCATTATTGATGGAGACCAGCAAGACGATTTGAGATTTAATTGCATGGGCGGTGATGAAAAAATGTTGCAGTCTAAAATTTCAAATCTCCGCAATCGAAGCATCGCTGACAAGGATATGTTCATTTCAAATTATGAAGCGACTTGCCGTGAAATGATGAATCAACATTTATCTAAAATAAAATAAAATGTCAAAAGAAAATTCAACTATCCACAAGGGCAATCTGGAAATCGCTTTAAGAATGGCGATAGAGTGCCGAGAAAAAGAAGAGCAGGAAATGAACTACCAAGCAGACTCCGCGCTCGTCTCTGGATGGAAAGAAAATCTCGAAGCACTCAAGAAAGGTAACTTGGAAATTAAATACCCCACCCCATGAGCTTCAATCAAGAACAACATGATGAAGTAATCCGCAGGCGCGGTCAAATCGCATTCGACTACTGTGAGTTAAAAGGCTGGAGTGTAAATCCGTCAGCTCTGTCATGGGAGCAGATTATGGAGGTCAGGTCGTTGCAGGAGTGGAAAGATGTACCAAAGAATGTTCTGGAAGAAATAAAGTAATGCCTAAAATAAAAAACATAAACTATTACATCGGTAACGAAAAGAAAGTTACAGCCATCCATTATGAAACTAATGGAGACAGCTTCTATCTTTCATTACCGACCAGTATGTTCTGTATTGCGGAATTATTTATTGCCGAGAAGCAAGTGGAGTTGGATTTAAGGCATCCAAGAAAATCTAACTCACCGAGCAGTGGAGGCGAATATCAATATGGCGGAGTGGACGTTACTCAGAAAAGGCTCGTAACCGCCAGTCAATCTGAACTGGAGAAACTATTGAAGGAATATGTCTCCTTCTATGAAAAAGCTAAGACCGCTAAAAGAAAAGTTATTGTTGCTGACTTTGAATACAAGTCGGACGACATTAGATGGTCAAGAGGCGGAGATTATCAGGATGAAGGATATTCTTTTATTAGATTCAAATACTGGGTTGCCACCGAGTACAACAATAACGGGAGGATTGATTATATCAATGACGCGGACGGAAAAAGTTTAAGGCACGCAAGGTATCGCCCAGACTATTTCAAAATCATTCCATACTCGGAAGAGTCGGAGCTATTTATGAAAAACTTTTACGAGGGGATGAATCAGCTAATGAAAAACATCGGTAAATATTGTGGCTCTACTCCGGCACTTTTAAATACAATCAGTAAAGGAACGATGCTCTTAGGCTCTCCACCGGACGATAAAAAGAAGTTACATTAAAAAATACAGGCAAAAAATAATTGACATGACAACTACAACAAAGACAAGCGAGCCAACTACTGCCGACATGAACATGGCAATCGCCTTGTTCATGGGAGGTAAAATTGATAAGCAGGGCAGAGTGTTCGGACTGAGCGAAAAGGGTCACTACCGAGCCCAGAGCCTTACATATCACTCATCGTGGGACTCACTCATGAAGGTGTACGAAAAATTAAAATCGTCCGGCAGATATTCCTATGAAATGGGAACTATGAAGAATACCGATTTTAATTTCGTAGTCATTGCCGATGTGAAACATCTACATAAAAAGCAGTTGATATATTTGCCGAGCCGAAACCCACTTATTGAAGTAGCGCATCTGGCAATATATAAACTCATCACCGAACACCTTAGATAAAATGGACTCGAAGTTACTTGAACATATCCGAAACATCTACATCAAAAAACCGGATGAAGATGTGAATTTTTTCATCGCCCATACTTTGAAAGGCGATTTGAAAAATAACGGGCTCGACTATGAAGTTATGACCGCAAAGGAGCTTTTAAATGAAATGGTCAATAAAAAGCTGACCGACATTGAAGAAATCATCAGCGTATGGAAGCAGGTCAAGTCTGAATACAAAAATGACATTTCGGAAAACGCCTCATCAAAAAGAGAGAACACAAAAATATCTCAACCAGTCTCGTACAAAGAATACGACATGACCGATACGCACGGGAATAGGCTGTACTCGAAAGGAGCTACTGTCTATCTACGTCTGGCAAAAGGAGAACACCGGAAGCTGGGAGTAATTGACCCGAAACAAAAAGTATTTGCCGTAAAACGTGAACGAGCTAAACATTTGTTCAGAAAATTCAATGCGTATGGATTTAATCATCATTTTTTCTCAGTGCCGACAACTGCTTTCGATAAAATACTTTTAGAAGATGATTATGGAAAATATGTTTTTCCGGTTAAGGAAATAATTAGCGCAAACAGCACCTATCTTCATTTCTTAGGGCAAAAATTTGAAAGGCAAGTTTTCTTGAGATTAGAGAGGATGGAGACATTCAAGCAAGATAGCGCATCATCCGTTCAAGGGTCAGAAGAAGAAATTATTAAATAACAGCTAATGATATATTTATTATATTTGCAATGCTTAACGATTCATTTCCAATGAAATACTTCAACTAAAATATCTTTTCTTTTTTTTTGTCAGCGAAAGCTATGGATTCCTTCCTTTTGGAATGAGTCGTTAAGCACATAGCCGTAGCTGGCATTTATATCCGACAAGCATGAACGGAAAAACAATTCCTAAAAAGTATCGAAGGGTAGCTAATTCCCTATACTCAAGAAGAGCGCGACAAAAAATGTTACGACTCGGAATCTGCACGAGCTGTCGAAAGAAAAAATTAAGGCGGAATAGTAAGATTACAATGTGTCCAAAATGTAGAGAAAAATACAGGGAGTACCAACATGAAAAGAAAAAAGAAAATCTACTATCTGGCATTTGTACATGGTGCGGTAAAAATAAAATACTAAAAGGAAGAATATGCTGTGAAACGTGCATACTAAAGGCTTCATCACTCAAGTATTTCAGGACTGCAAGTAGGTGGCAAGAATTGTTGAATTTATTTAATAATCAAAAGGGAGTATGTCCATATACAGAAATAAAGTTAATAATAGGCAGGAATGCTTCAATAGACCATATCATCCCAAAATCAAGAGGCGGACAGTATGGGGACATAAAAAATATGCAATGGGTAGATGATAGTGTAAATTTTATGAAAAATAATCTCTTACATAATGAGTTTATTTACGCTTGCTCTGTAATAGCAAAAAGATTTAAAGGAGCAATTCAAAAGTTTGACATACAGAAATTAATGGTAAAAAGGAAATTTCCATCGAAGCATACAGAAGATACACATAAAAGCAAGAAGAAGGTGCGAGAAGAAGAGTACACCAACAAAAGACTTGAGATGGGAAAACCATATATTACAAAAGAAGAAAGAGATGATAGAGATAGAAAAATTACTAACGACTATACCAAAGGAATGACGCATTTGGAAATTGCCAGAAAATACAATATATCAGTCGAAAGAGTTAGGGGGATTGTAGGTGAAATCATTAATACTGAATACAAATCATACAAAAATAAAAATTCCCAGAAAAGAAAAAATGGCAGAAGGAATGAATTTATAAGTAAAATATTGCCATTATGCAAAAAAATAGGCAGAATACCCTCATCAGAAGAAGCTATAAAATTAGGAATAAGCGTCCCTATGCTGACAGAACTAAGACCTGTACTGATTAGCAAATACGAAATAAAAACTAAAAGAGAATTAAAAAAAGAAAAAATGCTATTGTATTTAAAAGAATTGTTTGTTCAGATAAATAAAATTCCGTCTGGATGGGACATATACAAGCATTCGAGCGAATACCATTCCGTAAGTTATATTCGATATTTCGGAAGTCTTAAAAACGCATGGATACTTGCAAATAATAAAAAAGCACGAGAGGAATATTTTAAACAAAAAAGAAAAAACACCCATCGCCTATGAGTCAATTAGGGAAAGCAATCGCACTCGCATCAAAAGTTTTTGAAAGCAGAACCGATAAAGGTGGACAGCCGTATATGCTTCATTGTATCCGTGTGATGTTTTCTGTCTCTCCACATACCATCCGTATGATAATCGCTGTTCTGCATGATGTGGTCGAAGATACCAAAGACGACCCAGAACCAGTTACGCTTGCAGACCTATACAAAATGGGATTTGAAGAGCGTGTGGTCACTGCGGTCGGAATACTAACGCACGACAAAAGCATTCCTTATCACGACTACATAAAGCCTATCGCACTCAATGAAGATGCCCTAACAGTTAAGCTCGCTGACCTAAAAGATAATAGCGACATCACCCGCTTAAAAGGTATAGGCAAGAAAGACCTTGACCGGATTGAACAGTACCATAAAGCATATCTCTACCTCTCAAGAGTATAAAAAATCAAAAATCAACCAATAAAAACCAACAACAATGACAACAAAAATCAAAGCTCTCATCTTAACCGGACTCATCATCGGGTTCTTGGGACTCATCACAGCACTCACGTATGTCTCTTCGAGTAACTCAGAGATTTCACTAAAGAATCACATTGAAGCCCAGCAAAAAGTATGCGAGGCATTTTACGATAAGCTCTGGAAAATAATTTCACAGAAAGCACAGGTGGCAGACCAATACAAGAATGCGTTCAAAGAAATCTATCCAGCCCTTATCGAAGGACGATACGGAAATGAAAAAGGCGGAACGCTTATGAAATGGATTCAGGAAAGCAATCCTACTTTCGATGTATCACTATACAAGGATTTAATGTCATCCATTGAAGCAGAGCGCACCGGATTTTTTATGGAGCAGAAGAAGTTAATTGACCTTGACCGAGAGTGTAACGGTAGATGGATTGGAATGGGATAACCCCAATGATGAATACAACAATAATTATGTATTTATCCCATACAATCAACTAACCGTAAAGCAAAAGAAAATCTGCGACTCTTTAAAAATAAATCAACAATAACAATTTAAAACCAAATATCATGTCAAACGACAGCGAGTATTCAACCGGAAGTATTTTAGGATTCACGTCCTTCGTCCTATTCTTCGTAGTAGGATTTATCATTCTATGTATGTGGGGATGTCCACAGTATTCAGTCTATTCAGCACGACTGGATGGAGAATCATTGTTAGCTCACGCACAAGCATCAAAAGAAGTTGCAGTAGCAGAAGCAAAAGCGAAAATGGAAAGCGCATCACTTCTTGCACAAGCAGACACAATCAGGGCGCACGGTATTGCTCGGAGCAACCAGATTATCGGACAATCCTTAACCGATGCTTACCTACACTGGTTCTGGATTGACAACATTGATAAGTCTAATAATGTCATCTATGTGCCCACAGAAGCTAATTTACCAATACTGGAAGCTGGGAGATTACCCAGAATAACAGATGTTAAATAATCAGTATTTTCAAAAGAGGGCAAAAATAGTTATCAACAATTAACCCAAGCGGGCAAAAAAATATAAATTCGTATCATGAAAAAGAAAAAGGATGCAAAAAAGGTAAAGACTTCGAGGAAGCCTGTATCAAAAACAAAGTCAAAAAATACACCCAAAAAAGTCAGAAAAGCGAAGGTTGTAAAACGCACAAAATCGAATGCGGGCAAAAAATCTTCTGCGATAATCAGCAATAAGTCTAATACAATAGAAAAGTTCGGCTATCCTGTTATTGACGAAGGAAAAACCGTATATGTACAGTATCCGGTTTTGAAGAAGAACAGTAAGTGGGTCGGAGCAGATGTTCTCAAAGACGGTGGCTACATTTCCGTTGAAGATAATCCCCTCAAAACAGAATTTAACACCTTCGAGGAATGTCAAAAAGCCTGCAACGTCCATAACACCTATCACGGATGGACTAAAGAAGAGGTGACTGCCATTATCTCTGAGTCAATGGATGCCGATGGTACTCGCAGAACCAAGCAAGCTCTCGAATATGTGGAGACCGGAAGGAAGGATAGAAAATTCTATAACAGCTCTAAAAAAGAATGGAATGACTTCACCGGAAGCGTGGAGATTTACGAACAGAAAAAAGCGGAAGGAAAAATCAATACCGATAAAGACCTTGCTGTTCTTTGTCTGGATGAAGCCGAACTGTGGTTTGAAGGATTCGGAGATGACTCGGAACAGAACCGTAAGGACTTCACCGCGTCTCTTTACCGCCATATCGTGAGCATCAAAGAAAAGAATGCCGTATATCAGGAACAAAACTAATCCAACTATTTCATGAAAACAAAATCAGAAAAGAATCTTGACCTACAAAAACTTGTAGAGGACTTAAAGAATCAAGTCAAAATCAAAAAAGATTTTGTTGTTCCATCAGCCTTCATTGAAATGAAGAACGGAGAGCTCCGTATTGTAAATTACAATGCTGAAAGTAAAGCCCTTCATGACCTATTGGTAGGGACTGGCATTTCTGTTCCGAATGATTTGGCGGAAACAGAGCGCAGGATTTCATTACTCCCGCTCGATGTTTGTCATCAGCATATATCTGAGAAGCTGGGAATCCCAAAAAGGTATTACGATAAGATGCACAGCAAAGAAAATGTAAAGCTCCTCGACCACAACGTCAGTCATTGGTTCAAGGGAGGCGGAGAAAAGAATTATCTGGTTAGAACCTTCATTGACCCAGCCAAAGGAGAAGGAGTTGTAAGGGCATTATTATCGGACAGGTTTAACACCATTGACAACTATGACATCCTCTTTGCGTGCCTTGAAGCTATCCAGAGGTCTGGCATTGACCCTAAGTTCTTCGACATCAAAGGAGAAATCACCGAGAAACGCTTTTATGCTCGATTCTCAGCCCCTTCTATCGAAATGCAAGCTCCGAACCTCTTAAAGCAGTATCGTGTCCCTGACGGAAGCGGAAAGGGCAATACAGGGGTCGTATCCGGCTTTGTTATCACCAATTCTGAGGTCGGTCACGGTCAGTTCTCAATATCCCCCAGAGCGACCATTCTCGCCTGCGATAACGGATTCACTTTCATTGAAGATGCCTTCCAAAAGAAGCACTTAGGAGCTGAGATGGAAGAGTTCTCTGAAATCAAGTGGAGCGAAGAGACTAAAGAGAAAAATCGTGAGCTTATCATATCTCAGATTAAAGACAATATCCGAACTTATACCTCCAAAGAATATCTCGGAGCGAAAATAAACAAGCTGGAAAGACTTGCAAGTAAGGAATTGAAAAACCCATTTGATACTGTAAAAAATGTTTGCGCTTCATTCAACATGGGCGAAGAGAAAGAAAAAAATATTCTCGACTACTTCGTAAAAGGAGCAGACGTTTCTCCGTTCGGAGTAGCACAAGCACTCACATACTACGCGCACAAAAATGCGGACGCTGATGAGCGCTACGACTTAGAATCTCAAGCCATGACTATAATGGAGAAGATTGACGACTTCGACAAACCATTTGTACGCCAAAAGAAAACCGGACAACTTGAGCTAACTCATCTACCACAGAACTAAAAAAAATGACAGACGAAGTAAAAGCGCCTGAGACCGAAACAGTGGATGAAATAAAAATCATCCGCGACATCATCATTGGCGAAAAGCCAAAGAAGGATGATTTCGTTGAGGGCGAAAGCATCATTGATTGTGATTTCCATGTAAGGGTCGGAACGATTATCTGCAAAGACAAGGAAACCGGAGTCATCTTCACCGAAATTAAGGAGAAGAAGAAAAAGCAATTAGCTCCGATTAATAACCCAGTAATAGCAGAGCAGGTCTGGCTTAAAGCACAGGAGCAGTTGCCGGACATAGCCGAGTTCGAGCGAATAGAGGCAATCAAAGAAGAGTTTGCAACCATGATTATATCTAACTGCAAAAAGAAAATGCAGTATGTGATGGTAAAGCAATTAGAGTTCCTTAAAGCAAATCCAAACTCCATTCTGCCGACAGAGCTTAATTATGAACAAACCATCCAAGTCTTTGAAGGCGCAATCGCTAAATACAATAGCAGACTAACAAAGAGAAGAATAAAATTTGAAGAAGAACGAAACGGTACAAAATAAATAAATAAAAATGAAAAACATCATAACACTTTTCCTATTCTCGATTATATTCCTTGCTTCATGCTCGGATAGTAACACCGAAGTAAACCATAAGTTTCCAATCAATAAGTACAGAGGATACAGGGTGCTCAAAAAGAATAACAATGATGCCTTTAGCGAGCTATATGTCATAAGGAATGACAGCTTTGCTATCGAACTTGTAATGCCTAAATGCTTTAGCATACTATACAAAGAAGGCGACACAATAAAATAATCTCGGACATGGAAGTAAAATTAACACCAAAAGAAAGAGCATACGAGCTCAGGGAGCGATTCTATAAAATGATTCCGACCCGCCTAATGCACTTTGATGCACATACAGCTCTGGCTAAAAGCCTTGCGCTGGAATGTCTGGATGAAATCGTAAATGCTCATTACGAGTTCAAAGATTACGGTCTTGGAGTGGAAGAGAGAAGATATTATGATTCCGTAAAATCAGAACTGGAAAAACTATGACACAAACATCAAAAGAAAAAGCGGAAGAGTTGGTTAAAAAATTCTTGCAGTTCCAAGACCAAGAGTCGGCTAATATATTGGCGGTACTCGAAGGTATTGATTTGGAGAATGCTAAGAAATCTACTCTGGTCTGCGTAATTGAAATTATGAACGATGCAGAATCACAATGGAACGTGGATGATAGAAATTACGAGCAATCTGGTCACTATGAATTTTGGACTGATGTAAGAAATGAAATAATTAAACTATAATGAAAACACCAACAATTACGATTGCTAAAAGAAAGGTTCACTCAAACAATTTGTTCGAGGCTCACTTAAATAAGTCCGCCATCAAACTCATTGACTCCAACAAGATACTATTCTCGTACAAGGATGGAGTTGTGAAGTTAAGGATTCCTTCTGGCGACAACGAAAACGCATATAAAATATCGAAGCACAAGCAGAAGTACAAGAAAAAGATTTATAAGTCCTCAGCGAAATTTTCTCCGGTAGTAATTGACGGCTCTGGAATTGAAGGAAAGTACGCTATTGTAAAACACGGACAATCATTTACATTAAATCGGATATGAACCACAAGAAGTACGAGGATATTCCAAAGGAAGAATTACAGCCCATGCTCGATGAAATCATCGGGATGGTTCTTACTCGATTCAGAGGCTTCAAGCATGACAGCAACGGAGAGCCAATCAATGAGGAAGTTTTTTATAGAGTCGAGAAACACGTCCCGTCAGGACATATTGTTGTTATGCCGACCGGAAAGAATGCCAAGAAAGAATTTTTCAATGACCTGATGAATAAATCAATGTACAAAACCGGAAAACTCAACTAACATGAAATACATTATCATACTCATATTCTACATTCTTACATTCATTTGGCATCTGATAGATATTATTTTCAGAACAACATTCAATCTCTTCATTGCTCTATGGGATTTCAAGTGGTGGAAATATAAATGCCTGTTCTTACGATGAAAACTTTAAAAAAGAGAGTGCTCGTCATGCTATTATTAGCTATATCAATTATCACCGCCTCTTTATCATGCAAGTCACATCAGAAATGTCCGGCATACAAAACCAGTTATAAATACAAAGGAAGATGATAAAAATATCACACACTTACTTTCCTAATGGTCATCATGTGAAATATAACTTAGTGAAGAATGAAATGGATGCGCTGTTCGGATATAACCGTCAAGGACAGTTCATATATGCGTGGTATAATATCTGCAAGGAAAAAGATTCGCAAATTCCTGTTGAACAAAAAGAAGAAATAAAATGAAACTATCAGAAAAATACTTAGAGAGGATTAGCGCCTCAACTGAATTTTCAAAGCCAGTAGTTTTAACGAAAAATGTTGAGCTGTATGGAGATATTTGTCGCTTGGAAGGGATGATGAGCGAAGCAAAAAGCCATTCACGAAAAAGACAATTAGAAAAAATACTTGGAAGGATTGCTAAAAATAATAATTTACAATGAATGAAGTAGAACAAAATAAAAAAGCTCCAGACAGATGGACTCCTGACGGACATGACTATATACTCCATCTGGGAACGATGAGAAAAGCTGTTGTGGTAGCCAGATATGTTCCATCATTAGGTCAAGTCTGGAACGGGAAGAATAGTTGGTACGCCATTTCCCCTCGTAGTTACTTTCCCTTCACGGACGAACAACAAGAAAAAAGATTTGAGACCGCTATTGAGGCTATATCCTATGCAGAAGTTATTATCTTGGAGTGGCTCAACAGTATCACCATCGGATTTAATAAACCAAGCTCAGGGTCTAACAAAATAAAACAGGAACAAAAATTATTAGAAGAATAGCCTTATGCAAGCAAAACCATTTCTACAAATAGTGAAAGACAAATTGCTTGAGCCAGACAAGCATTCAATGAATCTGTTTACGGTAGCTGGATTTTATTCTCAACCATTCAATTTTAATATCGTAGCTAATCCTATTGGCGAAGTTTGTCCGGTACACGCCAAAGACTTCTCCTCTATGCGCGACAAGGATTACGAAACGTGGCTGGAGGCAGAAGGAGTTATCCTATTCAAATACTGGATGAAGTCCGAGTTCGGTAGCGACTTTACGAATGTAAAAGACAACTGCATTTATTTTCAGAGTGACTGCTATGTGATAAGAGTTGACAAGAATCGCCCCGAAACCGGAGTGAGACTTCCGCTACCGCAGACGCTTGATGATTTTATAAGTGACTGCAATCGGGTCGGGATTGAATTGTACTGGAAAGACGAAGTTGTTAAAAAGAATTTCAAATAATATCGAATTTGTGGAAGAAGAAATAGTTGAAGAGGTAGAGCTTGTACGCGAAGGAACAATTCTGGTAACGAGACGAAATCCGGCTAAGGATATTTTCATGGACAAAATATTAAAGTTTGCCCATCTAAGTATTGTAGCGGTTGAGGACGGAGAAAAAGTAGTTTATGATTTACACCCAGAGAATAGGAACGATGAAATGGGGAGTCTTGACAAGCGACCCTTCAAGGACTACATGGTCGGAAAGACTCTTGTTGGAATCTATCACACCGGAGCATCTACTGAGCGGATTCAGGCAGTTGCACAAAAATGCTGGAAGGGTAAGTATAAAACGTGGCACTTCAACTGCCAGCAGTTTATTGATGATGTTACGCACAAGGAGATACGGTCTGACTTATATAGCTACTACACCGTCATCATAATACTTCTGGCGGTTGCCGGAGTTGCAATCATCGGAGGAACAATATATGTACTGGCGAGCGGAATCGGGAAAGGCAAAAAATAAAACACTGAATCATGGAACTTGACCCACTAAACAGAACTAAGACAAAGAAAGAAATCGTCTGCAAATGCGGGACTAAAACGACACATAGCATAAAAGGCAAATGCCAAAGATGCTACTCCGCACTCAAAGCAGAGCAGAAAAAGAACAGAAAACAATACGGTATTGTATGAAAAAAAAATTCAATGACATATTAGAAGGTGTTTGGGTGTTCATGAGAACGATTCCGTATTGGAAATTATTCCACGAGGATAATTATTTATTATTCTTAGATGATAAGCGTATCCCGAAAGATGTATTTAACTACTACGAGGACAAGGAGTATCTCAGTAAAAAATGGGTGGTAGTGCGAAGTCATGAACAATTCGTAAAATGTATTGAGGATAATTTCAGGAAAGGTAAGTTTCCGAAAAAACTCAGCTTCGACCATGACCTTGCCGATGTTCACATAAAATACTACTTTGAAAACGGAGGACACAGGAATCCACCAGACCCGCTCAACGCTAACTTTACCGAAAAGACAGGATACGATTCAGCCAAATATTTATGCGAGTTCTGCCGGATTAATAAGCGACTACTCCCTGATTATAAAATTCATTCCGCAAATCCGGTAGGCAGTAAAAATATCGAAGCGTATTTAGAAAATTATAAAAAACATTGCGAATAACATGAGCAGACTATCCTATACGACAGAACCTCAATCTATGAAATTAAAACAACTCGGATTTAACTGGGGTTGCAGAAAAATGTACGGAGAAGTTTCCGGACACAATGGACTACACGATGAGGATAATTACAATCAAAGTAATGAAAAGAATCAATACTCAGCACCGGAGACAGTAGTTGCTTTGAAATGGCTTAGAGAAGAAAAGAATCTTCACATCATCGTTGGCGGTGGCTGGAACTCATACAATCCGTTCTGGACTTTCGCTATCGGACACATCAAAGAAAGTTCTGTTATAGGAATACCGGAGGACGGGAGACTGCAATTCAAATCATTTGAAGAAGCTGAAAGTGCTGGTCTCGACCTTATGCTGGACTATTTAATCAAAAATAAAAAATGAAGGCACTAAAAACTTACGAATGCACTGTTAAAAATTATTTCAACAGTGGCGAACATCTGACCGAAACCGTTGTAGCGTTATCGCCATCAAAGGCTCGATACCAATTTTACAGAAACATGGACTCAGACGAACCGTATAAAGATTGGTTCAAAGCCATCCACGTAAAGTCTCTCGGTGCAATGAAACCATCAGACTTTTTTGAAGATGTCGAACGATTTAATGACATCTGCGAAAGGCGCGGGATGGAATTTGTTCGCATGGGCATGACAATAGACGTTGCCGGAAAAAAGGGTATTGTAGTTGGCGGTAACTCATCGCTTAATTTCAATGTTATAATGGAGGGAACAACCCATGCTCAAAATTGTCATCCTACATGGGAGACTACATACTACGACAAACAAATGAATGTGATTAAGGATTTCAAAAAACCAAAGCAATAAAAAAAATGACACCAGAATCAGAATTACTCAGCCTATTAAAGCTCCACCCTCATTATGGAGGAGTTGACAAAGGAGAAGTTGTGAGAAACTTTCTAAAGAGCGGAAGTACCAAGATAAAAGATTTACTGGACGACTTATATTCTTTATGGGAAAGAGAAGAGCTGGAAATAACTCAAAAGTGGTTTGACAAGCTGACATCTAAAAATACTCCACCCACAATCGAGTTACCCCGAACAACACCGGAGCAACACGAGAAGATAAAGAAGCTGGGGTTTCCAATTAACACAACTTCCAAGAACCCGACTCCTACCATCTCTTTTGTCCTGAAATGGCTGAGGGACATTAAAGGGTACAGATACAGTATTGACTGGTCATACAGTAGAGATGGTAATTTTGAGCAAGAATGGTTCAGCTTTACTATCTTATCTCGAAATGGCGCAGGGTACGAGCACGATGTCAAATACAAAACATACGAAGAAGCAGAGTCAGCATTGATAGACTGCATTGTTGACGACCTACTTAAACTAATCAAATAAAAAAAATAAACAACCATGAAAATAACAGTAACAAAATCAGACATCAAAAAAGCAAAACTCCTTTTAAGAAGAAGCAAGCTGGATATAGCCGAACGCTGTCCTATCGCCTGTGCGGTGAAAAGGATTAAAAAGAGAGATGATATTCTGGTCAGCAGAAGCGTAATCCATGTGGGATGCGTGACACCCAACAAAGTGTATAGAATGCCGGAGAAAGCAAGGGAATTTATCAGATTCTTTGACCAAAATATACCCGTGAAACCATTTTCATTCAACATGACCCGATTAAAAAAACGCAAGTAATGGATACAATTTTTGTAAAAAAATATGTCGCTAAAGGTGAACTACCGACAGCTAATGGATGGTACACCATTAAGTTTTCCAACAGTGGTAATCAGTCAATCGAACAATTAAGATTTGACATTAGCAGAAAGAAGTTTCATGACGATGACTCCGAGTTTGACCATGTAGAATACTGGCTGGACGAAATGACCCTATCGCAATATCTCAGCTCTATAATTCCAGCCGGAGAAATCACGACAACTCACTTCTCTCATATTATATTCTCTGATTCAGAATACAAAGTCAGAGATTGCTTTGCCCTTGCCGAACAGATGACCGCTAAAGCATTAGAAAAAAGAGACCTTGAGTGGTGGGAGAACTGCATACTGGTTGATAATGTTTCTCCAAATCCGCAAGCGGGCAAAAATTGGCTCGCTACTTCCAATAGCTACCATGAAAAACTTATCCGAGAGGAATACGAGAGTAAAGGATATAAGTCAATCGAACACTTTCAACAAGAAGCATCTAAAAAATACGGATACAAAAATTACGACATAGCCACAAGTCAGGCTGATACGGACACATACGGCAAGATAAATTTTGAAGCAGAGGAAGCGTTTAATGCTCAAATACAAAGTGAACGTACAAAAGAACTGGAGTGGGAAATAAAAAGGCTTTCGGTTAGTTTAAAGGATTCCCAAAAAGAAGCTGAGACCTACGCTGACGAGCGAGACAGCGCCTATTCAGAAAGAAATGAAGCCAGAGAGTGCGAGGAGATATATCAGAACAAACTCAAGGAACTGGAAGCCAAGCAACTTATTCTTCCAACCGATGAAGAAATACTGAAATTAGCAAACGCCTACTGCCAGATTGGAGACGGCTCTGTCGTTACTCAGGATAAAGTAAACTGGAGGAATATCTTACAGAACGGGATGGTGATGCTCCGGACAGAAATTCAACAACGATTAAATAAATAACAATCATGCAAGTCAAAGGAAGAAAATTGGAGTTCGTCAGCCAAATTAGCAGAGATGGGAGCGGAACTGTGCCAGTTAGCAAGAGCTACATAAGAATGATGAAGGACGACATATTTGAGATTAGATGCTTGTCGCTCTCAGAAAGGACATACATAGCAAGCGGATTCAATTCTTTTGTTGTACGATTTAAAACCAAAAAATAATATGAAAGATAAAAATGATGCGGTAGATTTTGTGAAGTGGATTAGGAATAGCGACTGCCCTATATGTAAGAAAGATTTCGCGCACGACCCAGACGCGGACAATCACCTTCTGGTTGACTTAAACAACGAAGATGATATTCTGAAAGAGTATCCGATTCAAGATGACCAATGGGCGAGCAGGAGATGGAATAAAGACCATACGGATTATACTGACCTGAGCGGAGGAATGATGATTTGCCAAGAGTGCTATGAAAAAAGATGTAAGACAGATGATGTTAATGTTGACGGACATATAGTCTGCGCGAAAAAGGGATGTCCGCATGATACAAATGGCTTTTCAAAATATTGCATCTCATGTTATGAGGAATCGTATCCACCGCTCCATAAAGAAGAACAATCACACCAACAGTAATTATCCGATAGCGACATGAGCGAAATGAGCAGAGAAAAAGCCATTAAACTGGCAAAGAAATTAAAAGCTCTTGCCGAGCGAGGGGTTGAAGGAGAAAAAGATAACGCTAAAGAAAAATTAGTTGCACTCCTAAAGGAATACAACTTAGAGGAGCATCAAATCTCGGACGGGCTTCGCACATTTGAGCGCACCACTTTGAATGAAGGAAGCGTAATGTTGGAAAGAATTATTAAAGCTGTAAATCCAAATGCTCAAATAATGGTCAAGCAAATCTCATCCAAGTTAATACTTGAAGTGATATTGACCGACATGGAATATATAGAAGTACGGCAGAAGTATAAATTCTTTTGGCGAGCCTATAATCGTGAGAGGAAGTTATTGTTAACCTCTTTCTTTAATAAACATTATTCCGAGTTCACATCAAATAAGGGTGGTTACAGTAATATCAACAGGAGTAGTCACCCATTTGAAGGCAGTCAATCATTTGCTGTACAAAAATCAGAACAACAACCATCATCATCACCGTCATCAGGTCAACCATCTGGCTCTCCAAATTCGGAAGGCTTTAGAGGCAGACAGCTTACTCCGATAGAGGAAGATAAGGTGAGGTACTTTATGAAGCTACTAAACTCATTAGACTACACTAAAATTAAAGAAATAAAAATAAAGGATGCCGACAGTCCCAGCGATATGGAATACAAGGAGTCGCCAAATCAATAATCAATATGCTGAAAAAACTTTACTACCGATTAGTTCCAACATACAAAGTGCTGGAGACACAATTAGTCACTTATCAGGAAGGAGACAAGATGATTAGAGAGACCTATGACAAGCCGGAGGCGGAAAGATGGGTGCTGGCAAAAGAGGAGGACACAAACTACATCTCCCATACAACCCCAATGGTTTACCTGTGCAAGAAAGTAAGGATTATAGGCTAAATCAAAACACACACAACATGGATACGCAGAACCCAGATGTAATGCTCCCCTACCTCATTATAGCCCGTTTTAACGGACTTAGGAAGGATAACCCTGACGACCCCGAAAATATGGTCTGGGTCTCGGAAAAGGGCGAAAGATACATCCTGACCCCTAAAGGATTCTCTCATGCCGTCCTGCTCAACTATAAAATCATGTATGACGGCTTAAAGCGAGAATACGACAGGCTCGTTACAGACCATGCAGACCTCGAAAGGCGGTACGACCAGTACAAGGAGGTTCATAAACCGGACGACATCATCGGCAGGGGGTCTAAGAAGAAAATCAAGTCCATCATCAACTCCAATAATTACCGGACTATTGAGGAGAAGTTTGAGGCTATGAAGGAGTATCTAAAAATAGTCAACCCCTAAAGTTATTAACACTCATTATTATCTCAAACCCAATGACTACATTTGTACTCATTAGTGGGATTTTTACATTTCCAATATGAAGGACACCAAGAAAAAGAGAAAGACCGATAAGCAAGGTAGAATCATCTGCCGGACTGCTCTTCAAGAAGAACAGTATATGCACCTTCTTGCAATTAAAGCCGAGCACAAAAGAAGCGTGGCTTTTCTGCTCAGAGAAGGCGCGGAGGACGTAATAAAGAAATACAAAGCTAAATAATGGCAAAAGCATTTATATACTCGCTCGCCTGTCCATATACGAAGAAAATAAAGTATGTAGGCAAGACCATAAAGCCATTACACCAAAGACTCAATAGTCACAATACGGATGCAAATGCAAGAGTATCGAGATGGGCAAAGAAGCTATTTAATCGAAAGAAAAAACCAATCATAGAAATAATTGATTCAGTCAATAGAAGCGAGGTTAATTACTGGGAAAGATACTGGATTCATCAGTTCATGGCATGGGGATTTAATTTACTCAACTTTACGCATACTAATGTTTCTTCAAGAGTAAAAATGAAATTTAAGATAGTTAAGAATAGTATTGTTCGAGATTTGAGAATAAAAAATCCAACGCTTGAAGAATATGAATATGTCGCTAATCTTGCAAGGGAAAACAAAAGAAGCATCCCCAATCAACTACAATTTATAATCGAAGAAGTCAGGAAATATCATTCGCAAAATCCTAATAGTGAATTTTATATTAAACAAACACAACAACAATGAAAAAGTATCTACTCGTATTATTGCATCCATACATATTATGTGTGCAATTTTTTATTATTGCCGTAATCTTCGCTTCGATGATTTTCCCGTTTCAGCAAGAGCCGGAAAAATGCGGAGTGAATCGCTGGGGCGTGAAAACCCTCACAGATGTTGATGCGAAAAAAGTCAACTTCAAATCTATTAAAACCAGTATTGATTCATTACGCTCATTAAAGCCGGACAGAAAGATAGGAGCTACTGTGCCGAGATTCGGAGCAGAGTTCTATACGTTCCAACTTAATTGCGGTATCAGGGAGTATAGTAATGAAGAGGACGGAGACATTCATCTCGTATTGTTCGACCTGAAAGACACCACCAAGACATTTGTCGCAGAAATCCCAGACCCGAACTGTCCGGCAGTAAAAGGAACTAAGTACGCCCCTAAGTTTCAAAAATGTAGAGAAGATTTTGAAGCATATAAACTGCCGAAGAAAAAAGTGCTGAAAGGAGAATACAAAATAACTGGCTCGTTCTTTTTCGATAAACTTCACAATGTCAAAGGCGCACCACCATTCGGAGGAGAGATTCACCCCGTACTCACAATTAAAAAAATGAAATAAGCGTAACATGGAAGCGAAACTACTATACGATGCACTAAGCCTACACAGGAATCATTTCAAGCCAATGGAAGTTTGGGATAAAATATCTTACGCATCACAGATATTATACTGTGAGCAGTCTATCGCTTCCGGCTCATGGAAAAATATGCCAGCGATTATAGTCGAATATATAGAGACTAAAACTGCGACAAAATCTGCAAGTGAATCAAGAATACTAACCGAACAATAAAAAACACAAAATCTATGAGCTGGGCAGGACTAAGAGGAAGCATGGGGTATTCTGGAAACGAATTACCCATAGTCATGAAAATGATTGACCTGTGGAATGAACTCGACAGGATGGATGGTACGGACAAAGACAAGCCATTGCCGGAGCATCTTTCAAAGTTCAGTGATACAATTATGTTCATCAGGGAGCACTTGCAAGAAAATCCACCAAAGAAAGATGACACAATTAAGGATTTAAAAATCAAGAATCCGGTATTTGAAATGCGAGAAAACTGTTCATATTTAATTGGAGGAGATATTGCTATGGAAAATGGATTGATAATAGGGAAGGTGGATAAAATCAATCCGCATTCCATCGGCATAAAAGGAGTAATGGGCGTAGTAGGATAAACCTTAATTGAAGTAAATGATTGACTTAACCAAATACGGATTCGCTGAGACCAGAAAAGACACCAACTGGACTGAATACGAAAATGACACTTACCGGATTACCATATTTGATTATTTGCACAAAACATTTAGTGGCTCAGAAATTCACGTCAGGAAATTCAACATAAATACAAAGCAGACAACTTCAATGTCATTTCCTCTTGAAGAATTAGAGGAGTGGCTCAAAAATAAAAATATCAATCCAGCACCATGAAGCGCTCTCTCGGAACAAGTTTAAAAAAGATGGGCAGAGATGCCAGCAATAAGTACGAAAAGCACTGGGCTAATAAACGTGTTCGCAAAATCGCCAACGACCTCTCTATGGAGACCGGAGTTGTAGGTAAACCGCCTATTAAACAGAAGAAACTTTTCATCATTGAAGAGCGCAGGTATGTATATCCCCGTACTTTCGGATGGGACTTGTATGCAGATAAGGGGAAGAAAGTTCCGCATTGGTCGGAATGGACAAAACGCAAAGCGTATGTAAAGAGAAATGCAAGAGACAATGCTTTAGATAGAATAATCAGGGAAAATGAAAAAGATGACAGCGTTCGTTCTTCTTTCGGAGAGAAGGAATTTAGAGCAGTAGATTTAAAAAAATAACAATACATATCAATGGTAAAATTTTTTCGTTGCATATTCAGACCGCATCTCTTTTCGACAGAGAAATTATCTGAGCAAAATAATTATCTTCCACTCTTAATCCCATTCAATAGAAAATGGGTGAGTGAAATTACTACTACTTTTTACGAAAAAGAATGTATGCGGTGCGGTAAAAAACATCGCTACATGACCATGAAATCAGAACTAATCGAAAATCCAAATCTTATAAAACAATGGGAGCATTCTATTGCATAAAACTAATCAGAAGCAGTGACGGAACGAGAGGCTGGCTTATTGACAGACCAACCGGAATCGAAATAGCTGTTGGCGGAATCACGTCTGACATCACTCAGTTTGAGACCGAGCAGGACGCATTAAAATTTATTCGCGAGAAAAAGGTTGAGCGCGGAGGTTGTAAGGCTTATGTCCGAACCAATCAGGAGCTTATGGATGAGGCTATTGCTTCTGGCGAAAAAGGAATCTCGTCATTACCAAAAAATAAACCAATATATCACCTCGAAAATCATTTGGGAGAAAAATTATTTTATGATTCCAAAATGGAGGCGTATTATTTTAAAAAAGTAGATATGGGGTATCCGGTTTGGGACAACGAAGAAGAGGTTAGAGCATCTGTAAAGAAAGCAGGATTTGAACAACCCATGATATTCATGGTCAAGCATATTGGTAAAGCGGGCGAGTACGAAAAAACTCCTATCCAAGCCTACGGAAGAAAAAAGAAACCAGATGGAACGATGGGAGAGCTGGAGTACATTGAACTCAAATCCGGAGATGTAACCGGAAACCCATTTGATGATACCGTAAATTAAACAATATGACAGAACCAACTCACAGACAGCATTTAATCTTAGAGGGATTAAATAATGGAGAAATCAGTAGCCGGAAAAACAATGATGATACCGATATGGAATTAATTTGGGAATTAGTAAGAGGCGGATACCTAAATAATTTCGCTCTGCTTGGCGGAAATGCTGACTGGAGATTTTCACTAACGGATAAAGCAGATAGTTACTTGCAATCTTTTAGCGTGGCAAATCGAAATAGAGAATAACCAATGAGTAAGACCACAGAAAAAATATTAATGTCTCCGATAAATGCTTTAGTCTGGACAAGCCACAATCCTGCTGAGACCATATTAATATCCGTATTCATCTTCTCTACGTTTCCATTTCTGGGTATTCATATTGGAAGTATAGGTTTTCTTGGAGGGCTATTAGGATTTTTCGGAATGATAAGTCAGAAATATATATTCAAATACGAGAAAACGACTGACTCATTCAATATAATTGGAATAATCCTACTGATAATTGGCGTTATATCAATATTTTTTGTTGGAGACAAAAAGACTGGCGACAGTTGGTCTAACACGGAACTTTCACTTAATATTTATTTTGGCACTTTCTTTGGCATGATGCTATCGGTTATGATTATTTCATTTAATGATGACAGGATGAAGGAGAAGGAAAGAATAAAAGAAGAAGAGGAGAGAATTGAAGTTATTAGGAGAATAAATATAGCTATCAGAGTAAAGGAAAGTCAGGGATTTATAGCTATAAGAGATAATAACGGAAGTCTTACCGGATATGTCGAAAAAGAAAAATACAATGACTTCATAAATCAAAATCTTATTAAGGGTGAACATGAGCAAGGAAAAGAAAATAAAGCGTAAAATCGAGTCTCTTAAAAAGATAGCCAGTAAGCATCGGGCTATTTTCGTTAAAGCAAGAGACAAGGCTGAGAAATTGGAAGAGCCGTTAATCCTCGCGGAGTTAAAAGAGAAGTACGAGAAAAAATACTTCGCAATCCCAAATGGCGTAGATGATATTAAGTGGACTACATACGTTTACTGCATAGAAGTTTCCAGTTTCATAAAAGGCAGAGACTTCATCCATGCGAACGGGCGTATCATCATGTTTGATGACATGGGTAAGAAAGGAATATCTATTCGCAAAACTGACACAGAGGATATTATATCCCACTATTGCAAAAAAGAAGTATCGCAAACCGCGTTTCTCAAAGGAGCTCAAAGTATTATTACAAATCTTCTATCAGAAATAAATAATAAGTAGAATGAGTGAGTCGGAATCAAATAAAATAATTTTAAAGCGAGGCGACAAAGTTTCTTTTTCCCCGAATCCGAAAGTGAATATCAACGGAGGCAGAGTATTTGTTCCGGTACAAGGAACTTATATCTGGGCGATAGTTCATGGCAGATATGTCATACAACATCATCATGGCTTTACAAAAGAAGCCTACTTACTGCCGAACGAAAAAGACCCAGAGCTCATTTCAAAGCAATTAAAGGAGAACTCAAAGTATATATGGGCGGATAAATCTGAATTAACATTAATGGAGAAGGCGAAAGAGAAGCCGGACGACAAAATCAAGGATGATTCCAAGCAAGTCATTAAGCTCAATATTAGCCAGTCCCTCTTAAAAGCGATTTACGAGTATGCTGAGGGTAGGTTGTGTGGCTTACAATTTGAAGCGCAGTATATTAAAAAGATTCCATTCCCTTCGGGCGGTGTCCAGAAGTTAGGAAACTACTTCGAGTATCTATGCACCGGAGCTCTTCCAAGAGACGGAAAAATTCCTGAGCCGGAACGCAAAAAGGGTAAAATAGAGAAGGTCATCATAAAAAAAGGGAAGAAACTGAAAAACGGCAAGCGGGCAAAAGATAAGATTGAAGAAAAAATTATTCTTGGCGAGCTCACTGCTCCATACGCCCGAATGGTCATTCAAGCCGAGCGCTTTAAGCGAACCGTAAAAGCTCACGGAATAAAAATACTCAAGACCGGACTCGAATTGAAGTATCAAGATAAAAAAGGAGTAGCCGACATTCTGGCTCAAGTGGACGGAGAAGAAGCAATCATTGACATCAAGAGTACCGGACTTATAGGGAATCGTTTTGACGATATGGGCTGGGACGTAAATGCGCTTTCAGAGAAAGATAAGATAATGATTCAGCCAGTGTTCTACAAGTGGCTCTGGCGCAAGCTCTACGGAAAAGACATTCCATTCTACTTTACAGTTTTCTCCAACACAAACGAATACGACTGCTTATTCATTAAGGTGGTCATTGACGAAGATAGATTCCCTCAGCTCGAAAACGTAATGAGGAACTCCAGCAAGATGCTTGACAAGTTCATCGAAGAGGGATTTAAAGCGATTCCAGATGTAAAAGAATGCGCTGACTGCCCAATCAATAAAACCTGCAAGAGCTTTACAGATATTCCATTACTACAAATCGTACATTATTAAACAAAACAAATGAAAGCTGGACAAAAAGTAACAATAGTAACAGATGCCGGAGTTGTATTCAACGAGGAGAATGGAATTATCGAGAAAGTCGAAGGCGGTAAAATATATGTCGAGGGGTTAGCCATTCCATTCGATGAAATAAACGGAGAACAAGTAGGCTCTTCCGATAAATCAAGGACTTACATAAAAGAAATCAAAGGCGTGATGGGAAATTCCACCGAAGCTATTGTCAATCCCAGCTTATCCCCTATTGTAAGTAAAGAGCTCGCCATTGAAATGCTCTCTAACCTTACAAGGTCTATTATAGATGGAAAGGGAGATGTAAAGCCATTTATTCTCGCCTGCAAGGACGGACAAATTCTCGCTCAGGAATGCACGGTGGATGAAAATGGAATTATAGGACTGCCGGACATCAAGATGAACTCCAAAAGAGATATTGAAATCAAATCGAAGTTCGTCAGAAAAATAATGGAGGGTATATCGCCAATCCTAAGAGCTGAAATAGAGAACGTGACTTATGTAGCTCTCATGCGAAAGGACGCTAAGAAGCTGGAGGGAATGATGAGGGCTCTAAAAGAAAAAAAGAAAAAGACAAAAATTAGAGTTGAAAACAGAGCCGGATGTATCTGGCTCATCATTGACGAATTTGAAGTTGTACTTTAAAAAAAACGATATGAATAAATACTATCTCATAAGCTACGGATACCATTACGGAAATTCTTCCAGCGCAAGCCACCACACTTGCGTAACCACTCAACCTCCGGCAGAGTTCATTAAAGACTTAGAAGAAGAGGGAGCGACATTAGAGACGACACACAATCAACACCACATCACATTCGCAACAGAAATAACCGAAGAGGAGTATCAAAATTTCAATAAGAAATCAAAATAAATATCATGGTACAAAAATTCAGAAAGAAGCCAGCTATTATTGAAGCAATTCGATACACCGTAAATAACGGACGCGAGTTATTCCAGTGGTCAAGTGGAGCTGTCATTGATAGTCCGGTATTAGAACCGTCAGAAGATAATCCGACCGGAGACTATGTTCAAATCAAGACTATTGACACTAAAGATTCATTTGCGACTGCGGTCGTTGGCGACTGGGTGGTTAAAGGAATAAAAGGCGAATTTTATCCGTGTAAGGATGACATCTTTATGGAGCTACACGAGTTAGCGGAATAACCAATACAAAAAAACATGACCGACAATACACCAATATGTCCTGACTGCGGAAAAGAGCAAGGCAGGAACATTGAATCAGAGACCCGAAACATTGAAAAGCCCAGCAACAATGACCTCAATGTTTGCGCCTACTGTGGTAACATATCAATGTTTGTGAACGATGGTAAATCTTTACGAAAAATAAATGACGCAGACAAGGATTTTATCAAAAAAAACAAGGCTATTTTTAGGGAGGTTATGAACATTTCTTCTAAAATAAAAACCGAAAGGGCTCTGGAGGCTCTTAAAGTTTTCAACAAAGCATATAAGCGAAATAATTATTGATATAATTGCATTCTGATTCACTGAATACCGATGGCAAACAACAACAAAATTTATTTAGGATACTCCTAACGTCTTGTAGGCGGTAGTGGCATCGTTCCACCTTCCGACAGCCATCGGTGTGAAGGAATTGGTGTCGCTACTTGCCTACTCTTTTATTGAGATACGGATTAAAAAAAAGGATTTGATTAAAAATGGAGCAAAGGAGTCAATCACCCAATCCAAAAGAAAGGGCTTGAGCCGTGAGGTTTAAGGGTAACAGGTTGATTAGGGAGCGTAAATTGGAAACAATGAAGCAGAAGTTAAAACAGAGAACTAAAAAGAACACACCTACGGATGCTCCACAAGTCCGTAGCAACTGTGGTCTGTCATTAAACAAAGAGGAAACTCTTAGTGTGTCAGGCTCAAAAACCTGTTTTAACAATCCCGAAGTGGATTTATCTCAACATACAGAGAGGCTTAAAGCCATTGTGTATGTAATTAGTATTGAAGGACGCACTTTAATGCCATGCACTCCAGCAAAAGCGAAAAAATTACTTAACGGTAATCGCGCTAAGGTTATTAAATTGTATCCATTCACTATTAAATTAAATTTTGAGTGCGAGAATCAGGCGCAAGAAATCAGACTTGGAGTTGATTCCGGATTTAACAATGTTGGAATGTCAGCCATTACCTCAACGAAAGAAGTATTGTCTCAAACAATTACGCTTGACAGCAAAACATCAAGTAGGCTGACCGAAAGAAGAATGTATCGCAGGTTAAAGAGAAACAAATTATGGTATCGAAAATCAAGATTTTTGAATCGAGGGAATCAAAAAGAAGGTTGGCTTCCACCATCAATTCAAAGGAGATATGACGCTCATTTGACGCTAATCAAGAATGCAAAATCAATTCTGCCAATTTCAAAAGTCACAATCGAAACTGGCAATTTTGACATCGCTAAAATTATAAATCCAGACATTAATGGCATTGGTTATCAGCAAGGAGATTTGTATGGCTACCAAAATATGAGAGCATATCTGATGGCGCGAGAACATGGTTTATGCCAGTTGTGCCACAAAGAATTTACAAAAGGAAATCCATCGCATATTCATCACTGCAAAGAGCGTCACGAACAGGGCTCTGACCGTTCAGAAAACTTGGCGATAATTCATAAGAAGTGTCACAAGAAATTGCATAATAATGGATTAAAATTATTTACTCCAAAAGAGTATAAAGCAAATACATTTATGTCCATCATCCAACATAAATTCAAACAAGATATTCCAGATGTAAATATCACCTTTGGATACAAAACTTTCGTTGAAAGACAAAAACTGGGATTAGAAAAATCCCACGCCACTGATGCGTTTGTTATTGCTGGCGGAGCAACACAAGAGCGATACGGGTCAATTACAATTCAACAAAAGCATAGAAATAACAGGGCGATTCAATTAAACAGAAAAGGATTTTCGCCTTCAATCCGAAAGCAACGATATGCTATTCAGCCAAAAGATTTGATTTGGATTAACGGAAAAATATTTTCAGTTGGCGGGATGCAAGACAAAGGCACACGAGTTAAAATTGAAGATTCAAAAAAGGTTTATTCTATAAAAAGTGTCGAAAAAATGTATCACTTTGGTGGATTTTTTTTACAACTAAAAAAAATGAAACAGAAAAAAATAATGCCTTATACCTCTCAACTAAATCTAACAGGTTTTACAGGAAAATCTCACAACAAGCGGTGGAAGCAGGATGAGATTGATTTCATCCAGCACAATATAAATAAGCCAGTAGATTGGCTATCGTCCCAGCTTAATAGGTCTGAGGGTTCTATCAACACAATGATTTGGAAATTAAAAAAGGAATCCGAGACTCAGACTACGGTTGCATTACCTCACGCATCATCAGCAGGACAACGATTCGACATAAAAAATAATAGCGACAAGCCCATTAAAATAATCTCATCATCACCTATTGTATTAGAGCCTAACGAATCCACTACCATTTCCGGCTCTACACCTCACTGGCAGAACCAAGTAGAGAAGGCAAGGCAAATACTGGTAGTCGAAGGAATGGCTGAGAGTCAAGCTGACACCGAGATGTCATACGTTTATTCCATCTTCCACGAAAATCCAACTCTCAAAAATTGTCATCAAGACTCGATAGTTTCCGCAATCATTGACATAGGCAGAACCAAGAGCACAATTAATCCAGCTTTAAAACTTGCATACCTTAAAGCCAAAGACGGCAAATGCGTATTCGAGCTCACCTATCGCGGATTAATCAAGTCCTTGACAGATAGCGGTAGTATAAAAGTTATGGACGCTCATATAGTTTATGAAGATGACTATGAGTTCGAGTATCTTCCAGCCGAGAATAAAATTACCCATAAGCCAAAAGTTGCTAAGACCGAAGCTGAAAATAATGCACGCCAAATTGCCGGAGCTTATTCTGTCGCCATACTGAATGACGGAACAAAGCATTATCACTTCATGGAGATATGGAAGCTCGCGAAAATAGAACAAATGAGTACCGGAGGCGAGAGCGACTATTTCTATACCGAATGGAAAACAGATATGTACAAGAAGTGTGCAATCAGAAGTCATTATAAATTCCTGCCAAAAGGAACTACGCTACCGGAATACATCCAACGAGCAATTATGATTGATGATGAAAATTCAAGCATCATGATGAGTAGCAGTAAATTCGGTGCGGGCAAAAAAAGAGGTGGAATGATGGAATTTTTCAATAATCCAAAAATTGACTGATGAACTATTTTATATCCTTCATAATAAGCGTAGCCTTGATTACCAGCGTACTATGGGTCGTATTAAAAATGGCATCAAATAAATATTTTAAAAAAGAAAGTGAAACGGTATTTGCTCAGTTCGTGATAATCAACGTAGTCCTTTGGATTATTGTCTTTATCGTCTGGAGATACTTGATGCAAATAATATTAGGTAACTATATACTTATCTGACCCAAATCAAAAAAAACACATGAAAAAACCGAGTAAAAAGAAAGCAAAGGTAAAGCCTAAGATTCGCTCCGCTTATTGTAAATGTAAGCCACATGGGAGGTTTAACAGCGTTGGAGTATGTGTAATGTGCAAAAATGAATATCATCCATAATTTCCCATATTGGGTCAGATAAGTATATAGTTACCTAATATTATTATAGAGGAAACATGGATTTACAACGTGTATTAAAAAAGTGCCAGCAATCTATTGCGTTAGAGAAGAGGAAAACCCCTCCATCTATCGAAGCAATAAGAGCTCTTGAAGGTATTGTAGATTTCATCAGTAACGCTGATACGCCACAGGATAATGAAAGAGTATCTATAAAAGAAATATTCCAGAAACACCATGTTGCATCAAAAGGAACTCGATATGTATTTACAAAAAATCAGGACAACGAAATTGACGGACTTATCGTGCAGATAAAACAAGAGATGGCTGAGAATCCAGACCAGTATGGCGAAATATCAGTAGCGGAATTTTTCGAGCTTTTCATGAACGGAATGGATGACTGGTGGAAAAAGAATCAATTCACAACATGGGGTATCAATAAGCAATTCAGAAAAATACTCAGTCAGATACTATCAAACAGGATAAACAGTAGCAGTAAAACTGGCTCAGGCAAGAAGCCATCCTACTCATCAGTAATGAATCATTAAGAATGGAATACATTGAATTTACACCAACAGCGCTTGACATTGAACGCTACCCGCATTTAAAGAACGGGAGATGTTATAGAGCCGGAGACGGGATATACGAAATGGTCTTAAATAAGATTAATAAATATACTCACCTAAGAATCCACAGAGTTGACGATGCACCAGTACATGATTTCATGGACTTATATGAAATTAAAAATCGCATACTGGGAGAAGATGTTATTGCAGTAGAGGTGTATCCTAAAAAATCCGACTTCAAAAACGGAAGCCACACTTACCATCTCTGGACTTGGGACAATATTGAAACTCCGAATCTCTCCAACTTTCCTAAATATTTATAATATGAAAAAAGCAACATTCAAGAAAAATGATGTCATCATCCGCGAGGGCAAAAAATGGCAATGCGTAGTTTGCGATGAAGCATACGCTTGTTTTGCCGGATACACTCGCGTAAGTCCAGACCAAGAACATACAGACTTCAATGAAGTATTTCTGACCATCAATAATGCGGAACAGCATTTTGAATTTGAAAAGGTTGGACATAATTTCGGAAACGAAAACTAATTGGATAGTATCATGCCTGATAAACCAAACGCAAAAGACCTCGCCATTCTAATAGGGCAAAAGCCCTTGTCACTTGTTCCGGCACTACTGGAGGCATCCAGAGAGGTTAAGCAAGCTCAGGTAGCTATATCTAACCAGCAGAGGGAGCTACTTGAAGATAGAGCGCACAAGAAAACAATGGAGGTGTTCAGTCGGATTGATATTAAGCAAAGCGAATTAGAGATTTACGAGAAAGCGTCAAAGGATGTGACGATTGAAAATAAAGTTGTAGGAAAAAACGGAAATGTTGATATTGTTCAAAGAGTAACCACGAAGAGCCGGAATATCAATCACCTTGTAAGAAGTCTTGGGAGACCGGAAGTTGCGGAAATCATACGACTACTACTGGTGAACGTAAATAGCTACTTCAACGTAAAGGACGGTTTAAATAACTATCAGATAGTAGAAATTGCCGAGCAAATAATTGACGAATGCGGAAACAAATTATTCATTGATGAGCTGGTTTATATTTTCAAGAAAGCCAAGTCTCATTCCACAAAAGACAACAGCGTTTACAATCACATTGACGGCTCTATTATATTCGGCTGGATTGACCAGCACATTAAAAATAAGTTTAACGAAAGAGAAAGGAATCACGCAAACAACAAAGGTGAAAATTTCGACCTGCCTAATTTACCAAAGGGCTTACTGAAAGATGCAGTAGAAAAAATATCAGATGGTTACAGAAAGAATATCATCAATATGACCAGCGTACCAAAAATAGAAAAAACTAAGAAGAAAAATAAATAATTATGAAAAGGGGGATTTGGAAGGACATAATTGGATACGAAGGACTGTATCGGATTAGCAGATTTGGCAGAGCTAAGAGCTTAGAGAAAATTATAGACAAAGGAAGGTGGGGAAAAGTCGTATTTCCAAAAAAAACACTGATACCAATAAAGGATAGATATTTATTCGTAAATCTTTACAAAAATAAAAAGCCAACAAAGACATCAATTCATGTTTTAGTTGCAAAGCATTTTATTCCAAATCCGCATAATAAACCAGAAGTAAATCACAAGGATGGGGATAAATATAATCCACATTGGAAGAATTTAGAATGGACGACCCATAAAGAAAATTCAGAACACGCTTCAAAAAATAATTTAGTTGCTCGTAATTTTGGACAAAATAATGGAGCTCATAAATTGACAAAAGAAGATGTAAGTGTCATTAGAAATTCGAGATACATTATGTCGAGAAAAGAATTATCAGAAATGTTTGGCGTTTCAATAAAACATATTGATAGAGTGAGATGCGGAGAAAGATGGGGACATATAAAATAAGTAATAATGGAATCTGGCAACAATAAAGATATTAGGGATAAAAGGAAGAGAAATAAAATCTCTATCACTCCACAGCAATTAATAGGACTCGGCAAGCTACCACCATCCGCAGTTGACTTAGAAGAAGCTGTGCTGGGCGCTATCATGCTGGACAAAGGCGCACTTGCCAATGTAATTGACATCTTAAAGCCAGCTACCTTCTACAAAGAAGCGCATATATTAATATACACCGCTATTCAATCCCTATTCAACGATTCGGACGCTATTGACATTTTAACTGTCACTCAAAGATTAAAAAAAGAAGGTAATCTCGAAAATGCAGGAGGAGCATTTTACGTCACCCAGCTTACAAATAGAATCGCATCATCAGCAAACGTAGAAGTTCATGCACGAATAATAATAGAAAAATTTTTACAAAGAGAACTCATAAGAGTTTGCACTAACATCCTTCAAAATTCTTACGAGGACTCAACAGACGTATTTGAGTTGATGGAAAAATCTGAGAATGAGTTATTCTCCGTAAGTCAGGATAACATCCGAAAGAACTACGAGACCATTCAGTCCCTTCTCGGAAAAGCCATAAAGCAAATAGAAGATTCCAGAGACCAGACATTTCAAGGTATCCCATCTGGATTCACAAGGCTCGATGCAATTACCGGAGGCTGGCAGAACTCAGACTTGATTATTCTTGGGGCACGTCCGGCAATGGGAAAATGTTTTGGGAAGGGAACAAGAATAATGATGTACGATGGCTGTATTAAAAATGTAGAGGATATAAAAACAGGAGACGTACTAATGGGCAATGACTCTACTCCTCGAAATGTTCTATCTACGACATCTGGCAGGGAAATGATGTATAATGTGAAGCAACTTCACGGGATAGATTATAGGGTTAATGAAAGCCACATATTGTCCTTAAAAAACAATTCTGGAGATGTAGCGAATATTGAAGTTAGGGAGTATTTGAAAAAATCATCCGAATGGAAAAATAATTACAAGGGATACAGGGTTGATATACGCGATATTGAAGTGCAGGCATTAACACCAATTAGTGTTGAGCAAGATATAGTTGATATATATTATGGATTTACCTTAGACGGAAATAGATTATTCTTACTTGAAGATTGTACGGTGGTTCATAATACCGCCCTTATGATGGCTCTTGCCAGAAACGCATCGGTAAGATTTAAAAAACCAGTCGCAATATTTAGTCTCGAAATGACATCCCTGCAATTAGTAATGAGATTAATTGCATCTGAGACTGAGTTCTCCAGCGAGAAATTAAGGCAGGGTCAGGTCAGTACAGAAGAATTTCAGTTTTTAAATGAAAAAATAACTGAACTCGCGCACTCTCCGCTATTTATTGATGACACCCCATCCTTATCGCTGTTTGAGTTCAAGGCAAAAGCGAAGAGATTGAAGTCTCAGCATGATATTTCAATGATTGTCATTGACTACCTGCAACTAATGGTTGGCGGAGAAGGAAAAGGGAATAGAGAGCAAGAGGTTGGATTGATTTCAAGGTCGCTCAAGGCGATTGCTAAAGAACTAAATATTCCAATCATAGCACTGTCACAGTTAAGCCGTATGCTTGAGCAAAGAGGTGGAACTGCTAAAAGACCCCAACTATCAGACCTGCGCGAATCCGGTCAGATAGAGCAAGATGCCGACCTTGTTGCATTTATCCACAGACCGGAGTATTATGGCATACTGGAGGACGAGAACGGAAACTCTACTCAGGGCTTGGCAGAAATAGTAATCGCAAAGCATCGTAACGGAAGAATTGGAATAGAAAACCTAATGTTCATTCCTCACTTATCTAAATTCGTAGAGCCCTCGTACTCATTATTTAACAATCAACCAGACCAAAGCAGTCCACAACCATCATCATCACACCAAAATACAGGCGAACCAAAAACCAATAGCATAGAGGACGATTTCTAAAAATGAAGAAGCAAGATAAAAAATACTTCAAGGCATTTATAAGAGTAGTGAAGTCAATCAACCAAGTTGAATTTGGCTCTGAAAATATAGTGGCGGAAAGATTAATTATGGCAAAGGACAAAGACGAGGTGAAGCAATTTCTATTACAAAAGTATCCGCAATTCTTCCCTGACAATAAAGTATATCAAAAGGAAACAAAAGACACCGCTCAGTTTTTCTATGTAGTGATTTTCCCGTTATATGAATGGGAAAAAGAACAGGTCGTTAAGGATACAAGCTGGAAGTGTTGTCATTGCGGGCAAAAATATGAAAACACATATTTACATAGACCAAGAAAATATGAAAAACTATTTGGCGGAAAAGTGTTCTGCGGTGAAGAGGATTATTGCCTGAATGAGCACAAGAAAGAATACTACAAAGACGTAGAGTATCCAGATGACGAGTATCATGTAAGTAAAGATTCTCCAAACTACATCTATAAGATAACGGAAAAGGCAACCAGCAAGTGCTACATCGGAAAGACAAGGAATGCGCCATTCTTCCGGTGGTGGAATCACTTAACCCATAGCAGTAGTCCGTTTGGGATATACCTGAGAAACAACAGTAAGCTGAGTGATTGGACATTTGAGGTGCTGGAGATATTACCAGCCAAGACAGAAGATTCGGTAATATTCGGTATCGAGTCAAAGTATATTAAGCAATACGATTCGATTAAGAACGGATTCAACACCCTGATAAGCAATAAAGCTACTGTCCTTGAATAAAAATTCAACTATATAAAAACTAACATGAGAAAACATTTTGTCATCAAATCATTCAGCACTTCCACCTTCAAATGGTCATATCTAAAAAGAGTTAATGGCGATGAAGTAGTCTTTAACGAAGATGTCCGATGGGCTGTCTTTTATCATTCCGAGAAAGAAGTAATGAAGGCGTTAGAATTATTACCTCAAGAAAAAGACAACTACTATGTCATAGAAGAAGTATATCATAAATTTTAACACACCAAAAGCAATGGACTCAGAAACATTAAAAAAGCATCAGGAAGATTGGTTCAATGAAAATGCGCCACTTGGAAAAGACTTAGGATACCCTGAGTGTTGCGTAAAAGCATTTTGCGACCAACCTCCTGCATTACTCCGAGAAAGAAAGATTCCCTCTCAAGATGACAAGCTAAGATATAAGGCTGGCTGTATAAAGGGAGAATTTACGGGATTCGCACCTTGCATTAACCATGCAAAGGAAATTACTGCTGGGAGAATAACACTTGCATCGCTCATTAAAAATAGACACGAAATGTTTCCTCCGTTCCCTACATGGGGACGCAAGGCTTAATCCAACAAAAAAAAATAAATTACATGACTATCGAAACCAGCAATCTACTAAAACCAGACTACAAAGGATTTGTCCTTCACATGAAAGAGTACGATAAAGTCGGAGCTCCAGTAGGAGTGTCAGACCTCATAAGAATATCAAGGCTATACAACACTCCTATTCCAAAAAGAAAAACTAATGAAGATGGAAGCTGGGACTGGGACTGGACTGGGACTGACATGGAAGATACTAACCTTAAAAAATAATTATCATGATTAACAAAACCACAAACGAACTACAAGTCTTTGACGACTTCGTTATTGACCGCTCACTACTAAAGCATAAATCAAAAGAAAAAAAATCCGGCAACTGGACTACTTTTACAGTAGGGGCTGACGGCAGTATGGAAGGAGAACCCACCAGATTCATTGGCGAAGGTGTTGGAGATTCTTCCGTGAATCCACCCAGAGACTTCAATATAGCTGGTATAATCGAGGGAGACCCGCATTATTGGGACGGAGTTTCATACGAAATAAAATCCGAACTCCAAAGACAACAACTCATCAGTAATCTTGAGCTACGAGAGGACTATCGCAGGGGCGGTGTCCGATTTGCTCCACTGACGAAATTATATCTCTGGGCATTCACCAAGAAGTATAAAAACAAGCCAACTCGAAGTATTGAATCATTTTTCGTTTCAATAAAGCACACCAAAGAGCAACTGGAAAAAATTGATGAGAGAATTGAAAGTTATAGAGTCTTGGTTCAAAATGCCATTGATTTAGGACAAAACGCTCTTGAAGAAAAGCTCTTGAATGAAATTGAACTTATTGGATACGAAAGTCAGCTTTATGGTCTGGGCTATACAAAAGTTGTAACCGAAGAGCAGTTAGTGAAGTTTGTAAAACAAACCAAGCGCGGACTTCGCCTTGACTGGATTAAAAACTTTACACGAGTTATACCTGATTCTGTATTGAAAAAGAAAAAGGAGCTCGATACACATAAAATATTCGACAACTTTCTAATTCTCCATTATGACCCAGACAACAAAGGGAGCGCCAAGACCAAAAAAGAAAAAGAGGATGAAAAAGACCCGATATTATTTGGCGCAATCAATGGAAGCAGGAAGTTATATTTCGTAGATGACTGGATAGATTCTACGTGTGATTTACAGTTCAAGGACATCGCCAAACAGCTCGGTATTGGCGAGATGAGAAAATCGGAAATCACCAACAAAGTAAAAGTATAACTATGGGCATATTTGATTTCCTTAGAAGCGACAAGCTGGATGTAGAAAAGCTAATGAAGCATATCGGTCAGCGCGACTTCTACATCATGAACGGGTATGGTTACAGCGATGTAAATAAGCCGGAGATATTTGACAATCGCAGAATCGAAGTCGCCATTGGTCGCACGACATCTGGACATGGAGATTGGGGCGGAGGGTTCGACCGGATGACTACCTGCCCCATCTCCATCATCATAGATGAGCACTTCAATATCATCGAAATAAAATATGATGACTTCTATAACTCGGATTACTCAAAAGAAGTCAGATGGAAATGCGAGAAATGGGTTGGCAAGAAAAAATTCAAAACGCTCAAAGTCAGGGAAACATCAAACCTGTATAAAGAAATTACCGGAGTCATAGCAAGGCTCGGCATAAAGGAACATATAAGGGTTGACAGAAAATACGATGCGGGCAAAAAATAACAAAACAATGAAAAATATACTTTATATTGACCTTGACGGAACAATCGCTAATCTTGGCAAGGCAATCAACAAACTCAGACCGGACTTAGACCCTAAAGTATTTCATACAGATGTTGGCGACCTATTTAAAGCCAATCCCATGATGTTCCATAGCCTTGAGCCAATGGAAGGAGCGGTAGATTCGATAATAGACCTATCTAATGATTTCGACATATACTTCCTCTCAACTCCAGTATGGGAAGTTCCTGAAAGCTATTCCGGTAAACGAATTTGGCTCGCTAATTACTTTGGTAAATACGCTGAAAGAAAATTAATACTAACCCATAGGAAAGATTTAGCAATCGGTCATTTTCTGGTAGATGACAACCTGAATCATGGCGTATCTGAGTTCAAGGGAGAGCATATTCATTTCGGTACTGAGAAATTCCCTAACTGGGAAGAAACTCACAAATACCTAAAACATAAAGCAAAGTGGCTTAAATCCTAATGGACTTAAAATATTTCGACATAAACGATGACAAGGACACTCTCAAGAAGAAGTGGAAGAAGCTCGCTATTCAATTTCACCCAGACAAGAATAGAGGAAATGAAGCTCAGGCGACAAAGAAAATGCAGGAGATTAATTCGGAGCTCGAATATTGCATTAAGTTCGGAGGGGAGTTTGATATTGGAAAATACAACGTAAAAAACCCGAATGACATAACTGAGCTTATCAAGATGCTTATGTTTGACATGATTGAGGATGTGTTAAAAGAAGAGACTAATCAGTCCGTCATTCAATTCTACACTAAAGCAAAATACATTCTATCGCATGGAATAACCCCAACACCTCTTATAAAAGTGATAAGGGACGATGACGACAACAATAAAAATCCTAACTCTAAATAAATATGACAAAAAGGTACTCTAATCAAAGAAGGGAAGAAGTAAGAAAGAAAGAAGCGAGAAAAAAAATATTAGAAAAACCAAAGATTGTTATAACTGATGAAATCATTTGCGCGAGTTGTAGTAAGTTCTCTGGCTGGACAAATGACGACCTAAGATTTGTGTCGGGTGAAAAAGAAATAAAATGCACTAACTGCGGTAAACCCTGCATTCAGGCATTATGCAAGAAAAGAAACATATCCAACAATGAATAAAAAATATCCATTAGTAAGGAAGGCATTTTGGGTCGCACACAAAGACTCAATTCATAAGACCGAAGAGAACACCCATCCGGAGGCGATAGAAGGTCAGGTCATTCATGTTGATGTCAAGGATAGTAGCCATAAAGCAAGGCGAATATTCTATTCAAGATTCCATTATCTGCTTCCAAGAGATGCCAGATATATTGACGTGCGGGCAAAAAGACGGAAGAAAGAAGATGCGTACCTATATGAAGGCGAACCGCGTTGTATGAGCCTCATTCACGAATCAGAAGCGAGAAAAGAATGGCGAGCTCGTATGGAGAAAATGGTTGCAGATAACCCTAAAGCAAAAGTCCGTATCCATAGTGGTCAATGGGGCGCATACTGGGGAGCTAACGGTTGTGGATACACTAATAATCCTGATGATATAGGCATCTACGACATCGAGGACGCATGGAGTCGCGTCAGTCATTGCGGTATAGAAAAAAGAATATCATTTCAAATAGTAAAATAATTCACGCATGGGAAGTTTCACGGGAAAGGAAATCAAGGAGTCAAAAGTTAAAGCATTCGCCAAGATAAAGGAGTATCTGGAGGCAGGAGATGTGGCTGGTCAGTTCACCGGAGACTATTTTGGAGCTGAAAAAGTTATAGTGTCTTGGATTGGTAACTACAAAGGCACTCTGGTAGAATACAGGTTAGACCACTGCGACAGTTTTTATACATCTTATTCAGGATATAAGGTCGTATTTGTAAGAGTCGGTCTATTTCAGCAAAAACAAATATCCGGCTATCAAGGCATTCATAGAGCTCTGGTGGACATTGCATACAAACAACTTTGTCCGAAAGAAGAATCGGATGCTTTCTTTCAAAAATACATTACCAGATTCAATAAGCTGATAGAAAAGCAAGCTAAAGAAAAATCAGAACAACAACAATAAATCACAGTATCATGGAACAAAGAGCAAGACAAGTTTTTAACCAATTCACAAACGAGGGAAAGGACATCACAGAAGCCAACATCCTAAAAGCGATACAGCACGCTATGGAGTATGGCATGACTAATCTTTCCGAGAGACTTCCAGTAAGACCAGCCGTAAAGTGGTATGCGGAACGGATGGAGGAAACCCTTAAAAGGAATGACCACAAGGGAGGATGGAGGAGGTGTGACCTTCAATATCTTTCCATGCGCCTAACTCAAGAACGGAAAGAGCTCGCTGAGGCTATCGCCAGCAAAGACAATAAGCGCATCATAAACGAATGCACTGACGTGGCAAATTTCAGTTTAATGCTTGCTGATAAATTTGGAAACAACTATGGCGGTTAGCGAATCAAATAGCGAAGCGATATTGAGTGGCACGTTTCAGCACGCCATAAATACTTATCTACAAAAAGATGAATCGGAAGATGCTATGCTTAAAAAATTTAATGGCGACAAGACTGAGTTGGTAAAATTTCTCAGAGACAGGGATTACAAAGAATGGATTAAAACCAATAAGAAGCCAGCCGATACTTCTGACATCAAGAATAGAGTGCATGACCTTAAAAAACAACACGAAAAAGATGTCACAGATGGGAATTTGAGATTATATGACACACCTCGCGTCAAAGAAACAGCAAACGCACCTACCCCTGCTACACCGACATCTAAATCCAAGTCTGCTCCGGCAAAGCCAGTAGAACCGGAAGCGCCAAAAGTGGAAGTAAAGAAAGAGGAAAAACCGATTGTAAAATATGTTGAACCACCAGTCATTAAAAAGAAATGGTCTAAGAAAAAAGAAAAGCCAGAGTCGGACAAAAATCAATCAAGTTTATTTTAAAAATCATGGAATCAATTTACAAAAAAGTAATCGTAAACGAAAAAGATGACGTGCCAGCAGACGGAGAATACGACACTAATCTTGGCACAATAGAGGTGTTCTGCGGTAAATGGGTAGCAGATGAGCTCCCTGAGTGGTATCTGGAAGAAGTTGAATTACCGAGCGAGGAGGAATTGATTGCTACTTGGAAAGAAAAATACGAGACCGCAATAAAGCAGAAGATAAATTACTCAAAAGAGGTTGATAGATTAAAAGAAAAATGTGGCGAAATTGGAATTACTAAAGAATATAAAAGCGCATAAGCAAAATGGCGCAAGATATTTACTCAATACTACGAGGGAGATTCTCCGCAAACGAATACGTTTTATTGCAAGAAGTTCGAGACAAAGCCGGACATGACGCATCTCGGTCGGCTGATTATATTGCAGTGAACCTTTATCCATCCAGAGGTCTTGCGATGAATGGAATTGAGCTCAAGAGGCATAGAGGTGACTGGCTAAACGAATTAAAGAATCCAAAGAAGGCAGAAAATATATTTCAATATTGCGATTATTTCTGGCTATTAACTACTGACGATAAAGTTGCCAAGATTGAAGAGATACCTAAGAGCTGGGGATGGCTTTGCATAAAAGGCGACAGAGTGTTCACCAAGAAGCCAGCTCCCACATTAAAGCCTAAACCCATCAGCAGAAGTTTTATGTGTGCCATGCTAAAAAGAGCAACCGATAAAAGCGGTTACGTTCATCGTGATTCCATAAAAAGCGAAATAGAGCAAGCCAAGAAGTATGCAATAGACGACAGCGAGATGCGGGTAATAAGACTCACAAACGAATTGAATGAAATAAAAAAGAACGTAGGTGAGTTCGAGAAAGCATCTGGAGTCTATCTCGACAGATTAGCGACTGACCATTTCTGGGGAGACCCTAAAAAAATGGGAGAGCTATTTAAGCTCCTTCACGACACCGGAGGAATCGAGTCTATAAAGAAACAACTACTTGGAATGGAAGATACCGCCAAAACAATTCTTGAAAAAGTTTCAAACTCACTCAAATCATTAAATGAAAAACAATGAAAAAGAAAGACACCTACACACTCGGAAAATTAAGAACATTCCTTTGCTCGCTAACAAAGGAGCAGATGAAGCAACCAGTTCACATCGCCTTTGAGGATTGCCCAGTCCAAGACTTAGATGGACACGAGATTCAAAAAGAAGATATTTATGTGAATAAGCATGACGATGATGATGTTGGGACACTGAAAGAATTACGAACCATACATAAAGGCGAAAAGGATTTTGATTTAGCGGACTATAAAATCGCAACACCAAAAGGAACAATAATATTCTATTAACCGACTCAAACATGAACTGGAGAAAATTATTCCCGATATGCTGGTACAGGGAAAAGAAAGGATACCCATTTAACATAGTCATATTTTTGGCGGATGTTTGTATATGGGCGACAATCTTGATAATAGCGGTATTACATCTATAAAACCTTATAAATTTTTTAAACAAAAAAAACATGATTGAAATTTTATTAGATAAATTAGTGAAGATTAGAAAGCCTCGCAGATGCTTCGCTTGCCAAAGGAGCTTCGAGATTGGTTCTGAAATGAGAAGGCAAGTGAATAAATTCGATGGCGATTTAGGGACGGTATATTCTTGTAATACCTGCGATACATTAATGAAAAATCACAAGGCAGAATTTATTGACGAAAGCGAAGGCGTATTTCCAGAATGCTGTGTTCGGGAACGATTCCATGAATACAAAGTAAAAAACCCAGAGGAATTGCTTGAATGCTTAACGCCTGTGAGCTGTTCCCGAAAAAACAATGTTTCATAACAACAAAAAAAATGCACAGCACTAAAGTAATAGTATCATCATCCCTTATGCGTAAGAGACTGACCGAAATAATAAACAAGCCAATCATTGAAGTAGAAGTGGCTATTGATAAAATAGTATTTCATTTACAAGACAGCTCTTCGGAAGAAATAATGTGTCACTCGCGATACAATCATTCTCCAAAAATAAAATTTGAGAAAGATAGATGGCTGAAAATGCTGTCATTTCTCAATAAAATCAGCGAGCAACCAGTAACATTCAGTTACGATGTAAATGACAACGCAATATCCCTTAGCGGGGTCTCAATCGGCTTCTAAAAGCCTGTTGAAAAGTCAAGTCCTACTGTGAATTACCCTATACTCTTAATTCCGTATCTTCGCATAAACCATATAACACAAACTAAACAATCAAATCAGTCATGTCTGCAAACAAAGTAATTCTCGTTGGAAATCTTGGCAAGAACCCAGAAATTAAAAACCTCGAAGGCGGTGTAGTCTTGGCGAGCTTTCCGCTTGCCACCAATGAAACATTCAAAGATAAAAACGGAGATAAAAAAGAGCAGGCAGAGTGGCATAACATCGTTATGTGGCGTGGTCTGGCTGAGAGCGTTCAGAAGTCTGAGCTCAAAAAGGGAGACCAGATTTACCTTGAAGGTAAAATCAGAACCCGTAAGTGGGAAGATAAAGAAGGAAATAAAAAATCCAATGTTGAAATTGTAGCTGACACCTTTACTATTCTTAACAGAAAGAGGGATAGCGCTGAAATAGATGCGACCGAAAAAAATAACAATGAACCTGCCGTAAGCAACTATTAATATCTAAATCCCATGAACGAACAAAAGAGTAAATTAACTTGGTGGCAATTCATCAAACAAGATAACTGGCATCTATGGTTTGTTGGCGGATTCCTTTCTCTATCTGTAATCCTATACTTTCATTTCTTCGTTGAGGAATTTTACTATCTCGAAATCACCGACAATATCGGATTCAACTCAGTGTGGCTTGGAATTATACTTTTCTCTGGCTGGATGATAAAAATTAGTTACAGCATCTTCTACAAAGAGTGGAAGGAATACTTAAAAGACCCCAAAGCATAATGACACCAGATAAAAAGAGGGACACTTGGTTCTCGTTGATGTGGTCAAATAATTACATTCAATTATTTATTCTTGCCATTGCCTTCCTAATTCTTCTTGTCGTCAAGGAAGTTTACCTACTAATCCCACTTCCTATATTAATGATGATTGTGATTGGATATAATGGATTTTATAAATTCTGGAATGATTATTCAAAGCGATATGGTGATAACAAAAAGAACTGACCTCTGGGACGAAGAAGTATTCGTGGGCGACATCGTAAGGGTCGGCATCAAGCAGTACGTCATCAAATATGGCAACTACAAGTATTTAGGAGTGGACAGGGCAGGCTTATACATCGAGAATACCGCCCAGAGCCATCCAGCCGAGATAATGCCTCTAATGCAGGCTAAATCCTTCATAAAGGTTAAGAAATCAGATGTGGCTCTTAGTTAAAGAAGGGCATCATAACCGCCTGTCCATGCCGAGCATTCATTTCGGCATCAAGTATCTTAAATTTCGCATAAAATTTGACGAAAATTGCTACTATCCTATACTGGATACGGACGACTATGATTTAAATAAAGGATATGGTTGGACGGTTGGACTCATGGTTCATGACGATTCAATCCGCCTCTGCTGGAGACCGGACGAAAAATATGCGGGCAAAATTCAGCTCCATACATATATCTACAACAACAGAGTCAGAACTATGAACTACATGACGACTGTTGATACCGGAAGGTGGTATGAAGTAGAAATTAAAGTGACTGAGCTATTGAATAATATCCAGTACACAGTTCGGGATGACTCTGGATTATTCTTAGCTCAGACCGGAGAAAAATTTATCATGCCTAAATTCAGATGGGGATATTTTCTTGACCTTTTTATGGGAGGCAATAAACCAGCCAGACAAGATACCTCCTTATGGATTAAGATAATCGAAAAAAGAAGATAGCGCTTACTGACCGTCCTTCACGAACCGGATAGTCCTAAGCTCGGACTTCTCAATCACGACCGTAGATGGGAAATTGGATTCTACGTCCGCCTCCTCGAACTCATAGCAATCTTCGTACTCCACGACCTTAGAGGTAGGCTTAAATTCTTGCTTCGAGCCATCCTCGTAAACTACCCGAATATATCTGCACTTGTCCGGCATTTTAATCTCAGGGTTTTTCATGTGTCAGGGTTTTATTTTACGTTTTTTATGATATACTCAATCACTTCTCCGACTGTCGTCAACTTTTCGGCTTCCTCGTCTGGAATCTTAAAATTAAACTCATTTTCAAATTCCATTATAAGCTCTACGTTATCAAGGGAATCTGCTCGTAGGTCATTCACAAAATTTGCAGAAGGAATAATTTCATTTGAATTAACTCCGAGTTTATCCACAATAACCTTAGTTACCTTTTCTGTAATTTCATCTTTTGTCATAGTAGCCATGATATGATTGTTTTTATTGGTTAGTGAAGCGAATATATAAAAAAAAGCCCTAACGCGATGTCAGGGCTTTTAAACAAACATGGAACTGGAAAATATTAATTTTCGCAGAGTTCGACATTCACGGCATTAACGCCTTTCTTTCCGTCTCTTTCCTCGAAAGTAACTTTGTCGTTCTCTCTAAGCTGAGTGCCCTGAGCGATTCCTGTGGCGTGAACGAATACTTCTTTTCCGCCATCGTCAGACTTGATGAATCCGAATCCTTTCGACTCATTGTAAAATTTTACTGTACCTGTTTTCATTGTAATTAAATTGTTTTGTTGTTGTTGATTAATTGATTGGATGTAAATATACGGAATGAATAAATCACTCCGGTTCGGACTTTTCAACAATGAAAAGGATAGGTGTTGAAACAAAAAAAATGCCCCAACGAAATATATCGCTGGAGCATTTTTCAGTTTTCATGTAATTGATATTCTGTCGCCAACCATAACCTAAGTCGTCCTCGCGCTTACATCCCGTCCACGTTAACCGCCTTTAAGAGATGCACAGGATTTGAACCTGCGACACAGCACTACCAATTACAATATTTTAAAAGAACACTGGCAGTCAAGCTGTACGCGGAGTCACCGCTTTCGCTCGTCCGTTCATCGGTTAGCCCCGACCGCTACTTACTACCAATAAGATTAACGATTCTGTGAAGGAGATTCGGCACTCCAAATATGTCCACTCAATAAGATAACGAAAGTTTTCCGTCCACTTGTCCTGTTACAGACTGCAAACTAACTCACGCCCACTTTTATAACGGCAGAGCCAACATACGCCTTGCTTGACCACAGTTTATCGTCAATATTTCAAATAACACCGACAGGTTTGTTTCACGCTTTCGCACAACCTTTATTTTTGAGGACTGGAATTTCTTCCACCGAAGCCTGTGCGTCTCCGAACTTGCTGGTTACTGTCCTCCTGTCAATTTCTTTTCCCCGAAGGGATTGATAGAGAGTCTGCGAAGTCAACGCATTTCTGCTCATCCGCTTCACCAAGTTCAATAGGCTCGATGGACTCAACTATCAATATTTCAATACGACTGATTCGGCACAGGTCTCACACCTGAGCGTGTTCCAACTTCGGGGCTTATTTACCGTTCGCTTGCGCGGACGGTGTGGAACTCATCCCTTCGACTAAGGATTTTTCACCATCGCCTTACCGACTAACTCGGTAGCGTCATTACTCCGCCTCGAATCAATATCTCAATAATGGCTCGAACAGCTTTGAAAGAAAAGCTGGAAACTTTCGGGACTTGCTTCTGTTAATCCTGAGCAGTAACCCATTGAATTATTTTTCCCTCATCAACTTTGGGAGCGTTTCCGCCACGAGCCAATATTTTTTTTATCAAAGAACTTCAAAAAAAAGTAAGATGCACGAAATCCCCGCACTGTATTTTCGTCTTTATGGGGAGACTTACTTTTTTTCGTAGCGGGAGCAAGAGTCGAACTTGCTATCTTTAGGTTATGAGCCTAAAATGATTCTTACTAAAGTTGCTCGCAATTAAGTCCACAACCCAGCAATTTCCGTTTCACTCCCCCGCAATATGACACAAAGATAATAATGTAATTACATCTGTCAAGTACAATCTTACAAAACTTATTAACAGCATCCAGCTTGTTGACCCACTAAGGCTCGAACTTAGACTCTACTGAACCAAAATCAGTCGTGTTGCCAATTACACCATAGGTCAATAAGAAATATCCGCAAAGATAATTATTTTTCTATTGTTCTCCCCCACAGATTTGAACTGCAATTCTCTGAGCCAAAATCAGATGTCCTACCGTTAGACGAGAGGAGAATATATTCATCACCGGAAGGGCAAGACCCCTCCTTACGATGGTTCTCCCCTTCGTTGTTTATTCTTGCTGTTGCTGGTTTAAATTGTTCATTGTATTATTTTGTATTACATCGTATTACTTTGTACTGTCCTCGCAATCGGAGTCGAACCGACACGGGCATTACTGCCCACTACCTTTTAAGGATAGCGCGTTTACCAATTTCGCCATGCGAGGATATTTCCCTCGCACATAATCGTTCAGTTGTTTTCATTTTAGTTTTTTTATCGTGCGAATAAAGAGAATCGAACTCTTACGGATTTCACTCCAATGGGTTTTGAGTCCATCGCGTCTGCCAGTTCCGCCATACTCGCATTTATATTTTTCGTCCGCAAGAAGAGACTTGAACTCTTACGCCCTTCCGAGCATACGCTTCTGAGGCGTATGTGTCTGCCGATTCCACCACTTGCGGTTTGTGCGAGCGAAGAGAGTTGAACTCTTAATTCCTTCCGGACGCTGGCTTCTTAGACCAGTGCGTATGCCGATTCCGCCACGCTCGCATATTTTATTTTCATCTGTGGGAATTGTGAGAATCGAACTCACTTAGACCGAAGCCATTTGTTTTACAGACAAACCCAGCTCTCCAACTCTGGCGCATTCCCATTGCGTTGCGGAGAAGGTGGACTTGCCAATCAATCCCCGCTATGTATAATAATAGTCTTTCATTTTGTTTTATTTATTTACTTCCTGTTTTTATTTATTTGCGGAGGCGGAGGGATTTCAACCCCCGAACCACTTAGCTTAAAGTGATTGCCAGTTTTCAAGACTGGTGCGATAAAGCTGACTCTGCCACGCCTCCGTATGTGTTATTCCGGAGAACGAGTCCTCGTCTATTTTTTCTGGTGCTTCCATTTTCAGTTTTTATATTTTATTGAGTTTTTCTTTTATCGCCTTATTTAATTTACTCACATCCAACTGACCTCTCGATTTTTTCATCGTCATTCCGACAAAGTATCCGAGTAATCCTTCATTACCATTCTTGTATTCAATAACTCGCTCCGAGTCCGAGCTGATTACATCCTCAGCCCATTTATCAATTATCATGTCCTCAATTTCCGTGTTCATTTTCTTTTGTAGTTAAATGTTCTACTTCTTCCAAACTCAGCCAGCTTTGCTACCGCGACCGCCAGCCCCATCGCCTTCTTGAATTTCTCCAGACATTCCTCCTTCGTATTTCCGGTTATGATTGCTCCACCTTTTTCCAAGCAGGACATCGTAAACAAACCTTCCTCTTTATCCTCCACCATTATAGCGGTGTAACCTTCTACTTTTATTTTAAGAACTATGTTCATCTTTTTTTTATTTGCGGAAGCGGAGAGATTTGAACTCTCGAACCGACTATTCAGCCGATTGCTCGTTTAGCAAACGAGTGGTTTCAGCCACTCACCCACACTTCCGTGATTCTATAAATAATTTTATCAATTTTTCTGTCGCATTATTTTCTCTCACATTAAAATAAATTCCAAATACCCTCATGATAAATCCCCTTACAGCCGTGTATCTTTTAAACATGAACATCCATTGAACAATGTTTGTCCTGTCGTAATACTTAGTGCTGATATAACTTATATCTATTTTCATTTTGTCATTTATTTTAGCTGGGTGTTGTACCAGATTTGAACTGGCGACCTCTTGAACCACAATCAAGCGTTCTAACCGACTGAACTAACAACACCATATTTGTCGGAGTGGCAGGATTTGAACCTACGACCCTCTGTTCCCAAAACAGATGCGCTACCGGACTGCGCTACACCCCGAATTACAACCGACCACATAAAAACAAAAAACCCCAAACAATTTCTTGCTCAGGGTTCTCTGCTTGGTGTTGGAAGTTTTATTTTTCAATCACCATATAGCAATGAAGCCCTGAGTATCCCTGCGGATGCTGTTGGAGCAACGATAGACTATATAGTGATAAATTTTTCATTTTCTGTTTTTCATAGTGAGATTTGCGCCTCACGAGGCAAATATAGGAATTAATTTAATACGCGAGCAAATTATTTTCAATTATTTCTCTCTTCTTCTTTTTTATCCTTTTTTCGCTTATACAGCCACAAGAAAAACGGCAGGAGGAATGTTCCTATGAGCCACTGCCAGTATTTGCCCCAGAAGAAGGATATTTGATTCTGGAGGTCTCTTTCAATCACTACCGAGTCCTCATACACTACGTCTTTTTTATTCCCATCGCGGATTACCGATACTACAATCTTCAAGCTGGAGCTCCCAGCCCGAACCGGAGTGACATTCCATGACCATTCAGTGTAGGTCTCCCCGTCATCAACTATCTGCACCGCGTTATTGTCCGGCACTATCTCAAATGATTTATTGTCGGCTGGGGATGGGTCAATAAGATTTACTTCCATCGTCTGCGTCACCGGAATTTCTGATGTCCGAACTGTGCCGTCCAGATTATCATACACGCTCACCGTTGCTTTAGACTTGGAGATTCTAAGCAGGACTTTGCTGGTCTCGCGAATCTTCATTCGCTCAGGAATTTTATACACGACCCTTCCATCGGACATATCAACGGATTTATTTATGACCCGCGTATTTTCAATCTTAACTATTTTCAAATTAGGATTCGGAGGTTTTGGATACCAACCCTCGCCAGAGGTTATTACTACTTTATGAGGTTCTGGCTCTAAGCTCTCGAAAATATCATCATTGCCTAATAAAGAATCAAAGTTAACGGTAGTAGAATCCGTATGCGAATTTCCGCCAGAGCCGTATCCAGAGCCTTCTCCGTAATGGGATGACTTACTCCTGAACAGTCCGCATGAAACTATAATCAGAATTAGCAATATCGTTACTATGAAATATTTTTTCATTTTGTAAAGATAGTTATAAAAACAGAAAAACCCCTGAGCTTTCGCTGAGAGGTTTTTAACTGTTTGCCTGCATCGCTCTAAGCGACCAGACGGTACTCTATTTTTTCGTCATTTAGACGTTGAGATTTCGCTCCAGTCTATTGACCGGAAAATCATACCGACATCTTCGCTGTCAAAACATTCGCCCCCAAAAGCAAGAAGCGCCCAGAGTAAAACTGAACGCTCCCGTAATTCATCAACGCATGGTTGATGGAGGTAAAAATAAAATATTAGTCAGTTATTCCCGCCTACAAGCACCATCAATGGATAGTGTTGAACATTTCGTTACCGAAACATCTTTTTATCTTGTCAGTTGAGAACTATCAGGAAGTATGTTTAGCTTCCCGCAAAGACAGTCCAAGAAGTTACAACCGCCAAATTACGGTATCATCACCTGACGTTAGATGTGTTCCTTGAGATGCCCCATACACCGATAGCGTTACCTAACTAAAATTTGGTGGAGGCGGAGGGCTACGAACCCTCGTCCAAACAAATTGTCAATACAACTCAATAAGCAAAGAACTTAAAATGAAATCCTGATGCAAAGATAGTAATTTCCTTAAACCAAAAAACGCCAACCATCATGGGTTAGCGTCTTTCGAGCTCCTTCTCCACTAACGTCCTTGTACTTCGGACTGGGAGATGAGACTGTAAAGATAGGATTATTTCTTCTTATAAAAATCACCCTTTTCCGTCCGGTACAGGACTCGGAGTTTCTCTGCCTCTGTACGAGCTTTCACCCAAGCCTTACGAGCAGAACGAATCTTTATTTCTTTTTCAGAAAACTCTACACTTGGAGCAGTATCCATTTTGTAGATGGTCTTAAAAAGAAAATGAAGAAAGCAGTTCGCACCGGAATGACTCATACGCTTATTAAGGCGATTGATGTAATTCCTGAGAACCTTTTTCTTCTTCTTGCTGTCGAAGTGAAGAGATTTGTTTAAGCCTATCAAATTCGTTGGAACTTTCAAGGCGTTCATGATGATGTATCCGTTGGCGTTTGCATACTCTCGGATTTTATTGAATGTTACTTCAACATTTGCGCTGTTCGCTTCGAGAAGCTCTGCGCGATTTTCATTTTTCATTGTGTTCATTGTTTTTAAAGTTTAAAATATTATTACTGCTAATTCATTAAATTTCTATTCCGCCCATGAACTTTAAGGCGGTTCTCTGATATTTCCTATAATCTATTTCATGTAATGAGTTGGTATTCTGAGGTTAATGATTTATAGGTCGTCTTGTTGATTTTATTCTCGGAGCGAAATTCTTTTAATGCCAACGGCATTCCGGCACAAATAGCTCGCGCCTTATCCGATGGTTCGATGCAAACGGCTGTAATCTGATTGCCGATGTCCGGCTCTTTAAATGCAACGTGCTTTATATTTTCAGCTTCGAGCTTACTTATAAGGTACATGAGTGCTGGTTCTCCCTGAACGGAAAGTAACGCTACATAATTTGAGCGTTTGTGCCAGAGATAAGAAAGGAATGGGTATTTGAAAATGAACTCCGCAATAGCGTGTGCGGACTGGCAGGCTTGGTATCCTGCGGTGATGTCACGTCTGGTGACTATCGTTAACTTGTCGGTGTTGGAAATCTATTTCATGGTAGTATTTGTTGTTCGTTAAGTAAATATAGGAATATTCTTTAATACGGCAATGTTAAAATTTGTTAATCCAAATATTGATTATCTTTGCCGGAAATAGTCATGCTCCGGTGGAGGAGGGATGGGATTCTAACCCTGTCTTAGTGGGTTCAACCCCCATCGTGACTACTAACCCCATAAACCCAAATAAAACAAACCAATCAAAATGAAAAACAGAATCCTATTATTATTCGCACTCTGCATCGCACTCTTCGGATGCGACAACACTATTAATGTAAAAGAAACTGTCGTAATTAACGAGCAGTCCGAGCCAGCCGTTGATACCACTACCAGAATAAGAGTTGTAAACGAAACCGACAAGGCGGTAGTCGTATGGTTATCTCTCGGTGCAACAAATGGTTGCCTGCAAAACATAGGTCAAGTTCCGTTCATTACTGATTCAGTCGCTCCACTCAAAGGATACTTCACTCTCGCTCCACATGACTCCACCATTGACTATGCGCCAGACAGCATGGGATACAATGGTGAATTTTCTTTCGATACAGTCGCTCTAACTTGCGCTATCCCTCGATACCCATTCGGCATAAACATCTTTGAGTTTATCGTGAATATATCCAATGCTCCGTATCCAAATCCACAAGAGACAGTTGAAATATCTTGCGTAGATGGAGCTAACTGTATAATCTCCGGTAAATTTTTAGGAGGAGAAGATTGGAATGCGAGTTCTATGTACCCGAAGGTAGATTCTATCTGGAACAAAGGTATCCGTAATAATAGCGGGCAAATAGGTGTATTCCCATTCGGATGTGACGATTGCACGTCAAGCGTAAATCCTCCGTGCGGAAAAAATGATAAAGACAAACAAAAGTATCCTATTTGCACCGTCCAGCGTAATGCTATCGGTAGCGGTGGAGGTATTATTCGTGTTTCTTATAAAGGAAGTTTTCAAATACTGAAATAAAAACAATAATAATTATAAATCCCGAAGCATTAATTTGTTTCGGGATTTTTTTTTGTGCCTTCGGGAGAACTCGAATCTCCACCATCAGAGCCGAAATCTGATATTCTATCCAATTAAACTACAAAGGCGTTGTGGGTTCGGGGGAAGTCGAATCCCCATCATATCATCCGTAGTGATATATTCTATCCTGTTAAACTACGAACCCATTTGCACCCACACCCAGAATCGAACTGAGATTTTCTCGTTAGGAATGAGAGGTTCTGTCCTATTAAACTATGCGGGCAAATACACTGGTAGGCTTGGGGAGAATCGAACTCGCCATCAGAAGGTTAGAAATCTTCTATTCTATCCGTTGAACTACAAGCCCAGATTTAAAAAGGCTGTAAATAAATAAGAGTTGAAAGGCAAAAGGGAATATGTGACGGAATTACCGTCTGCGCCTGATGCGGGCACGGAAAGAGGAAGCGTTGAGGCTGATGATATGGTTAGAATACGAAATCATTATCGGCAAAGTTATAAACTTTTTTAGGTTCTACATTTTTTTCTTTTGGCGACTTGCATTTGTCGCAGGCGAACAGAACGTGGTTAGCATGGCTATCCCTGAAAGAAACCATCCCGCCACAGTATTGACAACTAATGATTTTCCTGTCCCTATTGAAAGGTAAGCTGATATGGCGCATGAGTTCAAACATTTCTGCAAATCTATTTCAAATTATTTTACGTTCAGTGATTGTTAAAAACTTTTAGTGCTCGATGATTTATTCTGACCACCCCTTAGTGCTCTACTTATTTTATGGCATCTCTTATAGTTACCACCTTTAGGAGCAAGACCTACTTCGATTAGAGCTCTTCTAAAATTAAAACCATGCTTAACTAATGAAATTATCAATTTCTCGTCAGATACTAAATCTCTTTTATTCCTCTTATTCTTCCCTCTCCATGTACTTGTTTGACTATGACAATTTGGACATAATCCTTCCACATTTTTTCGTTTATTATTATGCCTATCTCCGTCTTTATGCTCTAATTCAAGCATTATCTTCATGCCGAGCCATTCCGACAACTTACAGCGATTACACTTTTCCTTCTGCTCATAAATCACTCTCTTCCTAAGCCTTTCAAAACTTAAATTTTTATATGGCTCTGATAGTAATTTTTTCACATAATGATTTACAATCTTTTGCCTACATAACTGCCACGCCTTTATGTATTTTTCAGGGTCAGCATTATTCCATTGCCCGTTCTTATCGAGCCCCTTTTCTATTCTTATTTCAGCACAGTGATAACTAACCGTACCCTTAGAGCACTTTAGTTCTTTCGCTATTTCATTATAAAATTTTCCAGACGAATACAGTCTTATTATTTCATCTTTAATATTTCTTGGCTTTCCCATTTAGTATATTTTAAGTAAATATACTAATTTTAATAAGCATAGGTTCAACTCAATTATTGATTTTATTTATTAGTGGGTCTGGTGGGATTCCAACCCACAACCCTCGCATTAAGAGTGCGATGCTCTAAGCAGTTGAGCTACAAACCCTAATAGTTTGTGACCCCGATGCGATTTGAACGCACAACTCCCGCTTTAAAAGAGCGGTACTCTACCAGTTGAGTTACGAGGTCGAATTTTATCGCCCCGTTTCTTACCTTCAATATCTACTTCGATGATTTCCATTGTCGTTTTTTTTAATCTTTACCGTTTATTAAGTGTTCTGCTTCTACTTTCAATAGTAAGTCCAAAATCTCCGGCAACTTATCCATTGCCCCTTGTATGCTGTCAGCTTGAGTTACCGCTCCGGCATATTCCTTTATCCAAGCTGTCCAGACCGTTTTACTGCCACCGTCAATGGTGTCGCTCAGTAATACTGCCGTGAGCTCCCCTATGTCCGTTTTCAATTTTAGTTCCATTTTCCAGAATCAGTAATATATTGCCGATTTAGTATTTTTTACTACAAGATTATTCCGTTTTTATCCAAATCAGCAATATATTACCGATTGTCATGTAAAGAAACTTCACATATCCGTTTTTCATGTAAAGAAAATTCCACTTTTCTTTACATATCGTGGGGGCAACAGGGGTCGAACCTGTGACTTCAATCTTGTAAGGATTGCACTCTGAACCAACTGAGTTATGCCCCCTTTTTCATTTTCCTAATTTCTTTATTCGTGTATCCAAATCTTAATTTCATCCATTTTTTTATAGCATTATCAGACAATCCGTATTTAGCTCCGACCTTAACGAGACTCCTTAGCTCAACCAAATCTTTTTTTATCTGCTCAATTCCCACCTCATCTATTCTCGACTTCTTACCTTCCCTGCGACAAATCTCGCTACAATATTTACTCTGCATAGTCAACCTCAATGGCTTGCCACAAACCTCACACCTTAACACCTCTTTCTGAATCGGCTTTATTTTATTAGCAATTAACCAATGATGCAATCTCTTATGATGAGGACTCGGCAACACTATTAAATTTTCTGGAGAATTATTTCTCTTATTGAAATCAAGATGATGGACTTCTTCATCATCCCTTATCATTCTCCCCAAATCTTCCTCCATAACTACTATGTGCTCGTACACATACCCTCTCAAATTATTACCTTTCGAGTTAAACGCTCTCGGATGCTCTGGCTTATGTACAACATAGTATCCGTTTTTAAATATCCTTTTACTCTTCATGGCTTTTTTTTATACAAATATACGAACTTTCACTAAACCACAAAGCGTTGGTTCGTTTTTTTTATTGTGGAGAATATCGGACTTCAACCGATGACCTCCCGCTTGCAAGGCGGGCGCTCTAAGCAACTGAGCTAATTCCCCATTATAGTTGCCGGACGATTTTATCCGGCAACTGCTATCATTCTACTCGGCACTGAATTTAGTGCCACTACCGTCATCTTGCGCTTTGGAAGAGCTGGCGGATTTGTAATTACCTTCATCTTGTAAAGCCTGAACAGCGTATCTTCTTCCAAAAGTTTAATCACGGCTGACTTCGTATTATAATTGAACGCAAGCTCATGATTAAACCTAAGACCATGAACCCGAACGTGGCAACCCCAGCACAAAGGAATCTTCTTACCACCACCGATAACTCCTTTCCTGTACGGATTAGGAATCAGATGGTGCTGAGTGACTTGCTCAGTCGAACAGCAGTATATGTTTGAGCATCTTACCACGATAGTTTTCTTTTCTTTAACCGGAGCTTCAAGCTCCTGAATTACTTTTAACAGTTTTAGCACTTTTATTTTACTTCCAAAATATATCGCCAGTTCATAATTCGACCGATGCGACCGGAGCGAATCCAAGCATTTGTAGCATAGATTTACTTTATCATTATATTTCAAATCTGCAATCGAATTACAACTCGGATTTTCGCAGTGAGGCTGACTCACCTTAGCCCGAACTGCTTGTCCGAAATTCCAGCTATCATCACTATCCTCCACTCGCTTTATCACTGGGGTTTTTATTTCTTGCTCTTTATGTAATGATTCCGTCCAATTTTTATGGTAACAAAATATTTCTCCGGTATATGAAACAGCAGATTGATTTTTATTTCTATAAAAACATTCTCTGTGCTGTTCGCACCAAGTCAGATTACATATATGTTTATTCTCATCCATTTCATTTTCTTTATTTGCCATCGTGGGTCTTACAGGGCTCGAACCTGTGACCTGCGGTTTATGAGACCGATGCTCTAACCAACTGAGCTAAAGACCCGATTGATAGTTAGGGGGTCGAACCCATTCCTCTGAGACATCATCTCAGCGTGCGCCACTACACCAACTACCGCGACCGGATTTCTCCACGTTCTTATTTGCAACTTTGAACATACCATTACTGGCTGTCGTGCGCTTTTTCATTCAGAGGTCGGAATCAGAGTTGAACTGATTTATCACCTTTTGCAGAGGTGCGCCTAACCGTTTGGCTATCCGACCATATTTTCATCCTCTTCATCAATTCACCTAATGTTATTTTGCTCTTGCTATGCTTCTTTTGATTGTCTGTATGTATTAATAGTTCGCAGTTTGCCGGATGACTAATGATTTCAGGATTAATCTTGTTTTTAAATCCGTCACTTACAGAATATAGGTGGTCTCGGCTAACTCCCCCTAAATTATCTCCCCTATTTTTTGCTTTATACCATTTATGTTTTTCTATTAAAGATAAATCAAAGTATTCTGGATAGTGATAAACATTGAACTTAAAACGACACGCTTCTCTATATAATATATAAAATTCACTTTTGCATTTTTTACATACACTACCATGATAAAGAACACTCCCCGCTTCATTACAATATCTGCACTTTTTATCTAATTTTATTAATCCGGCTAAATCCTTTGAAGATTTTGGATTTAATTTCCTTTTATATCCCCTCCCGCGTTTTATTTTAGTTTTCCTGTTTTCGTCATTTTTCTTTTTACCTTTCCAATAATATACAAATAATGGAGATATTTTTAATTTTCTTTCTTCTGAATGCTTTCTACCAGTCATTGCTTCGGATACGGCATCATTAATATTTTTTCTGTTTTCTTTTGTAGAAAATCCTCTTGCACATTTAGAAGAGCAAAATCTTCCACTGCCGTAATTTCCGCTATGTTGATTGTTACAATTTTCACATATATGAATTGTATTTAGTCTCGTTAATTCTTTTTCTATTTTATTTTTTCTGCATTTAATGGCATTCCCGTTTCCACCTCCTTTTCTTACATGAGCGCATTTATGAGAACAAAATCTACCAGAGCCATAATTTCCATCATGTTTTCTGTTGCAGTTTTCGCATATATCAGATGGGGTTATTCCCTTCTCTTTTTTAATCCAATACCCTATTCTTCCTTGAGAGCATTTTAATATTTTTTCAATTTCAGGATATGTTTTCCCTTCTGAGCGTAATATTAATATCTCCTCTTTTACCTCAATCTTCTTTCTTCTGTTATTAATTCCTCTACGCGCCTTCCTGTTTTTTCTTTTTCTTTTTCTGCTTTTATCTTTCTGCTCTACTCCGCAGTGATAAGATATCGTTCCTTTAGAACAACCAAGAATTGCCCTTATTTCATTATAGCTTTTGCCCTCAAAATGTAATCTCAATATACTTTCTTTCATACCTTAATGATTTCATGGTTCGAGTCACATATACCATGCAATAATTAAGCCAAATACTTCAAAGAGCCTTTTTCGAGCGGAAAATGAGATTTGAACTCACGACCTTATCGTTGGCAACGATACGCTCTACCACCTGAGCTACTTCCGCATGGAGGCGAGAGGCAGTCTCCCGACTGTGGATTCCCTTTAAACTCGCCATGTGAGCGAAGTATCGGATTTGAACCGCATCCTCAGTTTGGAAAACTGATGCTTTGCCGATTAAGCTATACCTCGCTTATATTTATTAAGTATCAAGTAGGAGAATCGAACTCCTGCCTCTGGGATGAAAGCCCAGCGTTCTGCCACTAAACTAACCTGACAAGTTTCCTCATAAGGTTCGGCTGGCTCGGATACTGTAATTTTGTTTTTCATTTTACTTTTTTTTATTTTTATTTACTTGCGGTGATGACGGGACTCGAACCCGTAATCCCCTCCGTGACAGGGAGGTAAAATGCGCCATTATTCTGCATCACCATGTTTTATTCTGGCGGACAAGGCAGGGGTCGAACCTGCCACACTCGGTTTAACAGACCGATGCTCTACCTACCATGAGCTACTTGTCCAAATTTTGTTTGCACGGAAAGATTTGAACTTTCTACCTCTACTTTATCAGAGTAGCGCTCTACCGAATGAGCTACGCGCAAATGTTATTTTACTTTCGTAGCGGGAGGCAGACTCGAACTGCCGACCAGAGAGTTTATGAGACTCCTATTGCACTCCATCGCAACTGTCCCGCAATATTTTTTTTTCTCAATTTCCTTTCCTTGTAGTGTAATTTTCTATGGCAATTAGAGCACAAGACTATACATTTTTTTATTTCTTTTTTGATTCTATTAATTGACCATCCATTAGATATTGACGCACCGACCCCTTTTTCTTTTTCACTGGCATTTTTGTGATGAAAGTCCAGAGTCGCCACATGACCCTCTCCACATTTTTCGCATTTTAATTTCTTTTTTATTTTTTCTAATTCGACAGCGAGAACCTTTTTTCTGTCGCTTGATTTTTTTTGATAGTATTTTTTATTATTACTATAATATTTCTTTTGATACCCCCTATTCTTTTCTCTCTGAATATCCTTGTCTTTATATGGCATTTTATTTCAAAGATACAAAAATGGTCTCATCTTACAATTTTTGGTTTATGAGACCAAGCTGGCAACCGAACGCCAGTCCACCCCGCAATATATTTTTATCCGGTTGCGATGGCGGGACTCGAACCCGCGACAACAGGTTTATGAATCCTGTACTCTACCACCTGAGTTACATCGCAATCTTACTTTTAAAGAACCAGTCGAGCCTGCGGAGGGACTTGAACCCCCGACCCCCTGATTACAAGTCAGGAGCTCTACCAACTGAGCTACACAGGCATGGTGGCGATGAGAGGACTTTCACCCCTTGACAAGTTCGCGACTTGCCCCCTAATGAACATCGCCTGAGACGAATCCGTTTTAGCCGTAACCTATTGTACAATTCAGTTACGATTTATCATCTTCATCCATCTGCATTATGGTTTAGCAGAAGTGGCTTTGACAGGAGTTGAACCTGTGACACACGGATTTTCAGTCCGTTGCTCTACCAACTGAGCTACAAAGCCAAATATTTTAAGCAGGACATTCTCCGGTTGACGGCAAATTACAGAGATGCTGATTTTCTTTGCTCTGTTTTTTTTTTCATCTCAAACCTGCTTAGTAGATTCTTTTGTCCGGCACACGACAAGCCCGCCCCAGTGACGATGAAGGAACGGTTAGTTCGTCAAACTGCTTGTCGTGACCAAACATCTTAAATATCTTCGGCAAGAGAACTGTTCCGCACCATTACAGTGCCGTTGGAACTGTACGTTGTTGTAATGGTTGTTCATCTGTGCGACCCCCACTTCTGGAGTCCTGCCAAAAAAAAACAATATTTTACTTTCAAAGAACAATTTTACTACTTGCACGCAGAGCAGGAGTCGAACCCGCACATCCCTTTCGGGCATCGGATTTGGAGTCCGACCATCTCACCCATGAATTAGTCTGCGTATAACAAGAACAATTTTATCAGTTTCTTCTCTTATAAATTTCTTACTGCTCGTTAAATCTTTTATCACATACAGCAATATTCCGCCTCGCTTACACTCTTTCTTTTTATCAAAATCTCTCTTTTTTACCTTAACTAAACTTTCTTTATTTACTTCCCTGTAATGATAAATTCCATTCCATTCTATCGCAAAGTTCAAAGACGGTATGTACACATCCAACTCTTTATTTCCACTCAATACTTCTCTATTATTAAATTCAATTTTTAATGACGGAAACGACTCGCTTAATTTTTCCTCCAAGTATCTTTCGGCATACGACCTACTACCATTCTGAAATTTATTATTCACTTTATTTCTACATCTTCCACTACAATATTTTCTTTCTCTTGCTACGCTTGGATTTAACATTATAATAGAATCGCAAACTGGGCATTTCCACTTAACTACCTTTATCAATTTTTCACTTCTGCTATTATATTTCCCATCGCGCCACATCTTCCTAATCTTCTTGGGTAATTTTAAGACACTTACCTTAAACGCCTCGCTATTCCTGACCCCAGCAGATATTTTTAATTTATCTGATTCGCTTTTGACTCTGCTATTAGCGCAAGCCCTTCTGCAAAATCTACCACTTCCGAAAGAACCATCGTGTTCTTTATTGCATTTATCGTTTTCGCACTTTGCTGATATTAATTTTCTTTTCTTTGATGCACCACAACATTTTTTGCTACAAAATTTTCCTGTATATCCATTTTTATTCCGCAGGGTTCTTTGAATCACTCGCTTTAGTTTTAAGAAGGTATTTCCGCAGGAGTAACATTCTAATGGTAATTTATCTTCCCCTTCGGCTATTTTAAATTCTTCTTTAGTATAAAGCGGTTTCATGTATCTTATTTTTAAACCATATTTTTCACACTCGTATTTAAAACCCATATAAAACAAAAAGCCCCGAACAATTTCTTGTGCGGGGCTTCTTTTGAGTTTCGTATTTTTATTCTTCGTCAGAATACAAAACTTTGTGGAAAGCCCCGCTTGTATCGTCCCCCGCTTCATTAAAGCGAATGACTGACACACAGGTTTTACCCGCTATCGTCCACATTGTTGTTGTATTTTTTTGAAGTGAAAGCATTGTCTGTTTTATTACTCGGTTGATTTTCTGTTTTACTCCTCGCGGAGCGTTTGTTTCTCTTTAGACGACAAATGTATAACAAAAGTTGCTTGGTTTATAAATTATTTTCTACTAAGCTCATAATTCACTGATAATCAACCAGTAAAAAGGTAATTATATACTATTTTACACTTGCTGAAATAACATAAAAATTGAAAGACGGATAGTGTATAGGTCATTTAGTCTGTTTCGGTTTGACCCGAACAATTCTCTGGATGATTTCATTGAACTCTTTTTCCTGCATAACTCCTCCACGCTGTTTTGCGTTCTTTGAGTTGATTTTCTTGGATGGTTTTTTACTCATGGTGCGAAAATAGTACAAATATTCAACAGTAAACTTCATTAATTACTAACATTTTGCCGTATTAAAATATTAATTATCTTTGTCGCACAAAGTATAATCCATACAATAATGTTAACAGGAGATTTTGCTGATTATTACGCCAATCACGGAGCAATTATAACTGGCGGATATTTTCATTCGGCAGATGTGATGGAGCAGGATAGTTATTTGGAGAAAGGCGGAGATATTGATAAAGATAAGATAGAAAAATATAAAAAATTAATTGGAAGAACAGGAAATAAATATTATTTTCTTAATTATATAGAATATTCGGATTCTGGTGCAATTAGTATGCCAATACACATCATTAGACCAGTTCCTCAAAAAGAATATAAAAATTCTGATAAATGGTGGAGTTCAAGACGATGGCTTAGTGGTAGTTGGTATAGATTGGCTGATAAAAAATACGAAAATAAAATGCGAGATTTAGGATTTAGTAAGGAGGAGTATCCTGTGATTGAAGATGTAAGTTGGAGTTATGATATTCCCAATAAATTAGATGAGATTTATGACCAAAGGCTACTTGATAAAATAAAAAAAGTAAGTGAACAAATTGTGAGATGGAGGAAGGAAAGAGGGTTTAATTAGACTTTTTCTTTATCAACTGCCTATACTTCAATCTCCCTTGAGTCGCTCCGATAAACAACTCACATCGTTTCAGTTCATTCAAGTCCCTCGTATTGTATCGAAAAGCGAACTCGTCCAGATACCATTGCAAGTGTGCTTTGTCGGTCTTATGATAGATTCCATACAATCCACGCTTTAGGCACGCCCAGAAATTTTCGATTGTATTCGTGTGAACTTCGCCATCTACATACTGCTTCAAACTATGTTTGATTGACTTATGTTCGTAGGATTTACTCAGCGCATGGTAGCCATACCATTCATCAGTAAATATCTTTGTGCCTTCCTTTATATTTTTGAAGATAATCGGTTCGATATTTTCCTTATTAGCATTAACTATTTTCTCTGCCAGAACCTTTCCACCTCGCTCCACTGCCCCGAATACAGTTGCCTTATCCAATGCTTCTCTACCGAATGAACCTTGTCCGCGTCCTTTCTTATTCTGATGCCTATTCTTTTCCTTTCCACCAATATATGCCTCATCGCACTCAACGATGTTACTCAACGGCTTCTTAAAGTCCCTGTGAGCCATTGCGTAGCGGAGTCTATGGAGCATAAACCAACTGGATTTCTGAGTAACGCCTATATCCCTTGCCAGTTGTATTGAACTGATTCCTTTCTTGTGGGAGGTCATCAGGTAAATAGCCATCAGCCACTTTTGCAGTTTGATATTACTATTCTCGAAAATAGTACCGTTCTTTATATTGAAATATTTACCAGTCTTTTTGCACTTATATTTGTTGCCAGAGCATTTATAGACCTTCGAGGTCTCATCAAATGGAGATACTGGCTTCCCATACCAGATTATCTGCTCGAAATATTCGATGCAGTCCTTCTCCGTAGGGAACTTTTTTAATAAATCGTAGAGGGAGCAGATTTGTTTAATTGCTTTTTTCTTTGCCATTGATTGTAGGTTTTAATACTACAAATATAAGTAAAATATCAATGCGGTGTAAAATAGTATATAATTACCAGTAAAAATGACATAAAAAAGTAATAATGTTGGAATAAATCAGTATATTATCGCCAAACCGGAATTATTGAGTGTAATTTATCACGGGTCTCACACCAATCACGTACTTAATTTCACCGGAAGGAAACTGCTGACTACCATGTTCTACTTCTATATCGAATAGGACTCCAGTACCGATATTGCTTTCGACAGAAACTCCTTCATCGCTATAAGGCTCAAAGAAATCTGTTCCACCTCCTGCCGATAGCTTGTTAAGATAAAACAGCATTTTAAAGACATCCCCGCCTAATTGCCTATCAATGTGTCGCCCAAATGCAAATCCCGCCTTAGAGAAGGTTATAGCGGGTTTTACGCCTACTATTTTAAAGGTCTTACCAATCCTGCCATCCACGAAGTCTATTCCGGATAGTTTATTACCGATATAACCCCATAAAGCGTTACATCTCCGGAATATCTTCTAATATCTGAGGCTTACTAAGACCGGAAAAATACTTGATAAGGTAATCACATTGCTCCACAGATAACATATCTGGAATCACATACACGTTAGTCCCTGAGCATTTTTTAATCTCCATAGTCATTTATTTTTTATTTACCTTTACAAAAAAAGCAAATGAAGAAACTTAAGGTAGTAGATATGGCATGGTGCGCAATAGCTAAAAGAGAGGCTACAATTAACGCACTCGTGGCTTCCAATATGAAAATTCCAGATGACATAGATGATGAGGAGCTATTAAATATAGTGATAGATAGGGTTTCTGACGAAAATATAAATTACGCAATATGGAAAATAGCAAAGTCAAATCCGCACATCAAACACTGTCATGGATGCGCTCATTTATTGGAAAAAGAATGATTATTGTTTTACTTTTTCATCTAAAATATTAAAGAGAGAATTTACTCTTTCCTCATTATCGCTTGACCTAGCCCAGTTACTCCCATTAACAAAGTGCATAAATAATCCATCGTGAATACTTGCGTAAAAATTATAGAATGATTTATTGAAATTTGGATTCTGATGATACGCCTCATTAAAAAACACAAATGATTCTTTTTCATGCTTATCAATTATCCTGTAAAGATTTCCTCCGGTATCTAAACCAAATTCACTATTAGGAGAAAAGTCTATTAACTCCTTTTCAACCTTAGCGTTATCGAACATGACGCATCCAGCCCAAAAATATGTCTTCTTGCTTCCCTGCCCAAGTCCAGCCATAATCTTGTCTTTCAGGATTTTCTTTATAGAAAAATCCTTAACAGGAAAGCTATCGTGGTCAGTAAAGAAGAAATATTTATAGCTATCTTTGAATTTCCAGTATGCAAAATTACAAGCGAAAGCATGACTTTCCGTAGAATCCTTAGACGATGCCTCTGTTTTAAAATACAAACATCCAAGATTAGTAGCATGATACTTTACTCCATCAGATGCTTCTGAATTAGTACTATTATCAATAACAATTATATCAAATTCGTCCTTACAGAAATGCCTAAGACATTCTGCTTGCTTAATAATAAAACTGGCGTTATTATATGCTACAATAATTATTGCCGTTTCATTAGATTTTAATTCCATATATTTTATTGCTTTATAAAGTGAAAAATTCCGAATGTATAGGACACGTTTGCCGGAGAACAATAAGTTGGATTAATGACTGCCTCTTGAGTAGTCCAGTCAATTTCGCTTGTCATTCTCAATCCGTGTTTCGATAAAACATCCACAAGCCTAAGCACATCCTCTTTGTCCAATATGTTCCAATCAAGAGAATACAGCTTCATTGCAGATGTATCGGGTTTCGGATTAAAATAATCGCAGGTCAAAAATAATTGACCTCCTGATTTCAATAATCTAGCGCACTCTTTTGCGAGTAAGTTATAGTCCACCTGATGTTCTATCACACTTAGGCACGTTAGATTCTGAAATTCCCCATCAGAAAAAGGAGTTTTCATTAAATCTCCCTCAAAATACTCAGCACCTTCCGCTCGGTCATGCGCTGCAACCGGAGATAAATCAATTCCAACTTTTCTTCCGGAAAGATTTAGTTTTATTGCGTTGTGTAAGATAAAACTTCCCGATGCTCCCATGTCAAGTAAATTTCCATCTGTCAAATGGGCTGAAATTTCTTTTATATCAAAATTTTTACAATCTAATCCGTGTTCGATTAAATTATTCTGACGTAAAATTTCCGTACACTGATTTATTTCGTTTCTTGTTTTAAGAAACCTATTTAATGCCTTAGCGGTTGGCTTGGTTGTCATTTTATTGTGTTTAAGAGTTGATTTAGTTTTAAATAAAATTCTAATTGAGCATCTTCTAATTTCTTTTCGTCAGCAGTAACAAGCTCTATAAATCCATTCGCAAGAGATACTGTCGAGCAAACCCAGCTTCCGCAAAATTGCATTTTAGGTACTGACTTACTACCCCAATACGATGACGAACAGCTAATTCCGGAAGATACACCCACAAATAGGTCGCAAAGGTCGTTAAGTAAAGCGCATTGCCTCACCGTGAAGCTCGCGCAAGAAAATATGTCACCTCTTTGAAAGAATCCTTCTGGAAAATTTTCACACGTTCTTAAATATTTATGTGACGTGAATATGAAATTACATTCGCCAAACCTCTCATTGCATAATTGCATTGTCTTTTCTGTCATTGAATTATCCCATAAAGACTGCCCGCTTCCGGCAAATGTTTCTATCATCACATTTTTACGCTTAGGTAATTTTGAAATAAAATCTTTAGCCATCTTGCGTTCCTCGTCTGAAAAATATAAGCAAGGATGCCACTCCCAGCTTGGGTCAATTCCAAAAACTCTTCTGGATACATTCGGATAATCAAGTCCGTGTCTTTTTTCCGGAGTCATCATGTATGGGGCTGGAAAGTATCCATCATCTAAATCAGCCGTCATAGGAAATAATAACTTTTTTTCTTGGTCAAGTCTATTCTCTGCATTACATAATCTCTCAAAAAAATCAAGTTCTCTTCCTTCGTAGGTTATTAATTGAGCTCCATTTGGATAAGGTCTTACCTCTGAAACAGGGCTATGTCTCAAAAAATCTGCATTAGGCATATTGCAAAACCAAACTATTTCTTTGTCAGACCACAATACATCTCGATATTTCAAAACTGATGATGCGGTTATGCAATCTCCATTTTGACCTTGCAGAAATATCCCAATCTTTCCAGTCGTCTTTTTTTTGTCAGGACAAAGGGTTTTATTGATTGCTTTCAGATTTTCAACCTCTAATAAGTATGCTTCTGATTTTATCATTATTTATTCTTTATCATGGGAGTGTAAAACCCCGACATCTTTAGATTCGGGGATGTAAGCGACCACGTCATGTTGTATTTTAACCTTGTTCTTCAATATATTTTCTAATTATTTCTGTTGAAACATCACCAGTTG